GTGGAGACGGATTGGTACTGCCGGACCTTCGGGCTCCCCGGCGAACTGGTCAAAGTCTCACGTTCAGCCCAGGGGTAATCAGCCATGTTGCGAAATCAAGAACTGGTGGCGTTCGAGCGGTCGCACGGCATCTATCTGCCGGACACCATCGATTTCATCATGGATGGTATTTCCGGGGACCTGGAGGTGGCGATGGACGCCCAGCCGGCCCTGGTCACCGTCGCCAACTCGGGCATCCCGAATTGGTTGAGCACCTACATTGACCCCAAAGTCATTGAGGTGCTCACGACCCCGAACAACGCCACCAAGATCATCGGGGACGAAGGGCGCAAGGGCGATTGGGTGACCGAAACGGCGGAATTCCCGATCGTGGAAACCACCGGTGAGGTGTCGTCATATGGCGACTACAACACCAATGGCCGCGCCGGCGCGAACGTCAATTGGGTTCCGCGGCAGAGCTATCTCTACCAGCTGTTCACCGAGTGGGGCGAGCGCGAAGCCGATCGCATGGGCCTCGCCAAGATCGCCTGGGCGCAGCGGCTCAACATCAGCGCCGCGCGGGTTCTGGATAAGTACCAGAACAACACCTATTTTTACGGCGTCGCCGGCCTCGCCAACTATGGCATCCTCAACGACCCGGCGCTGTCGCCTGCCCTCACTCCAGGCACGAAAACCGGCGGCGGGACTTCGTGGAAAAACGCACTCCCCACGGAAATCCTCAAGGACGTGCAGTCCATGTTTGCGGAGTTGCAGCTGCAAACGGGCTCCAATCTGGAGCTGGACGCCACGATGACGCTGGCGATGCACTCGGTGTCCGAGGTGTACATTGCCAACACCAACGACTTCGGCCTGACCGCTGCCGAAATGATCAAGAAGGTTTTCCCAAACCTCACGATCAAGCAGGCGCCGCAGTACCTGTCCGGCACCACCTACAGCTGCCAGCTGATCGTCCACGAAATCGACGGCCAGCAGACGGCAACCTGTGGCTTCAACGAAAAGATGCGGGCTCACCGCATCATCGCGAAGTCCAGCAGCTGGAAACAGAAAAAGACGCAAGGCACCTGGGGAACCATCTGGTTCATGCCCATGGCCGTCGCGCAAATGGCGGGTATCTGATCCAATGGCCCAGCAGGGAAAGCCCTCGGGGAAAGCCCCCGCACGTCGCGCGCCGGCCCGTCCGGCTCGCACCGCCCCCCAGCCCGGCGGCAACGCGGCCCAGGACGCGGCCCGGACCATCCCGGCCCGCGCCGCGCAGCTCACCAGCAAGTGGGGCAATTCGGACCTCATCGTGGTGGGCTGCAAGATGCCCAACGGCCTCCACCTGGAGCTGCCCAACGATGACGAGGCCAGCGGGAAAACCCGGTTCACCCTGCGCGGCTGCGCGGTCGAGGGGAACACGCCGGGCGCCCTGGTGGACAGCGGCGGCTATGCCCTCACCTACATTCCCAAGGATTTTTGGGAAGAATGGTGCAAGGCGGTCGGGCCGAATTTCGGGCCGCTTCGTGATCGGGCCATCATCGCCTATCCCCGCGACAAGATCGGGGCGGCGGCCCGCGATCATGAGGCGGTGGACCCCCATGCCAAGCCGCTCGATCCGGAGGCCGGGGCGCGGTCGGACATCGCGGGCGTCTCAGATTTGAAGACGCACGACAAAGACGATGAATGAGCGTTGTAGCGTTCGACTATTCGCTATGGGCGCAGCAGTTCCCGGAACTTGCCGCGTCGGTTGATGAAACGCAGGCCGCGCTATATTTCGCGACGGCCTGCGATCTTGTGGACAATACGCCACTCTCCCCTATCCCTTATTGTCCTCCGCAGGACTTGACGCGGCAGCGGCTGCTCAACCTCGCCACCGCGCATGTGGTCAAGCTGTTCGCGCCGATCGGCGGCAAGGCCCCTGGTGGGCTGGTGGGCCGCATCGAAAGCGCCACTCAGGGCAGCGTTTCGGTCACCGCCAAGCTGGCGGACGGCATCAGCGAAACCGCCGCGTTCTGGTCACAGACCCAATATGGGCTGCTCTACTGGACCAGCAGCGCCGGCTACCGCAAGGGCCGGTACTTCGCCACGCCACGGCCGGCCGCTGGCATCATCCCCTATAGCCTGGTCCCCAGGCCGCCATGGCGCAGGTAACCGGCGGGGATAAGCTCGCCAAAAAACTCCGCGAGCTGGGGAAACTGGTCGATCGGAAAACCACGCTCCGCGTCGGCTTCCTGGAAAATGCCCGCTACCCGGACGGCACTCCGGTTGCCATGGTCGCGTTCATCCAGGACAGCGGGGCTCCGCGGGCGGGGATCCCTCCGCGCCCCTTCTTTCGCAACATGATCGCGGCCAAGTCCCCAGGCTGGCCGGACGCCCTCGCCAACATCCTCAAGATGACGGGCTATGACCCTGTGAAGGCGCTGGAGATTTTCGGGGAAGGAGTCGCGGACCAGCTGGTGACCGCGATAACCGAATTTGACGGCGTGCCCCTGTCGGCGGTTACCCTCATGCTGCGCAAGATGCGCGCCGATGACCCCAGCCTCCAGGTGACCGGGGCCACGGTGGGCGAGGCCGCGCGGCGTGTCGCTGCCGGCCAGTCGGCGGCGGGCGTGTCGGACAAGCAGCTGGTGGACACCAAGTTCATGCTGCGATCGGTGGATAAAGAGGTGTCGCAGTGAACTTGAACGCCATTGCCGGGGACGCCATCCAGGGCATCAACCCTGACACCGTCGCCCTCATTCGGAAGTCCGCCGGCTACACCAAAACCGAGGATTACAAGCAGGTGCCGGCCTACGTCGATTACAAGGACGTGCCGGTGCAAATCCAGGCGCTGGATGGCCGCGACCTCCGGCAGGTGGACGGCTTGAATATCCAGGGCACCGCGCGGGCGGCCTACATCAACGGGCCGCAGTGGTCAGGCGTGATCCGCGCGGACGCCAAGGGCGGTGACCTCATCATCATCGCGGACGGGCCGGATAAGGGCACCTGGTTGATTGTGAAGATGCTGGAGAGCTGGGCCACGCACGTCAAAGTGTGCATCGTGCTCCAGCAGAAAGTGGCCGATCGATGACCGCGCCCACCCTGGACATCACCCAGGCGGTGCTCATGAAAGCCATGGGCGATTACCTGGGCACCATCCTGCCGGACGGCTACGAAATCGCCCAGGCACAGCAGAACCGCGTCCCGCCGCCGGTCGGCGCCCACTATCTCATCATGACCCCGCTGCGCACCTCGCGGCTGATGACCAACATTGAGGATGACCCGCCGGCTGACATCATCCCGCCGGAAACCGGGCCGCTGCCGTATGGCATTGAGGCGGCCTATGAATGGGTGGTGCAACTCGATTTCTATGGCGATGAAAGCGCGGACGCGGCCCAGGCGGTTTCCATGGCCCTGCGCGATGCGTCGGCTTGCACAGCTTTTGACGCTTCCGGTTATGCAATTCAGCCGCTATATGCTGACGAACCAAGGCAAATGCCGTTCTCCGACGAGTCCCAACAGTACGAGGAACGGTGGTCGCTGGAGGCCCATTTGCAGTTCAATCCCGTGCTTGCAACTGGGCAGGATTACGCGGACACTCTGCGCGTTGATTTGATCAACGTGGAAGCGCAGGTTTTTGGTCAGGAGAACTGAGCGATGGGCACGATTCCCGCATCAAGCATTGTCAGGGTTTTTCCGGGCGTTCTTGCCGCCGCCGGCCTAGCTGCCGCGCTCACCGGCTTGATGCTCACCACGTCCACCAGGGCACCGATCGGCAGCGTTCCCAGCTTCCCCAATGCCCCGGCGGTGGCCGCGTATTTCGGCAGCAGCTCGCCCGAATATGCGGAGGCCCAGGTCTATTTCACCGGGCCGGACAATTCGCTCACCAAGCCGGCGGCGCTGAAATACGCGCAGTATAACGCTGGCGCGGTCGCGGCCTATCTGCGCGGCGGTTCGCTGGCGACGATGACCCTGGCCCAGCTCCAGGCGCTCACCGGCCAGCTCATCGTCACGATCGACGGCACCACGTTCACCTCCAGCACCATCAACCTTTCGGCGGCCACGTCATTTTCCAACGCGGCCACCCTCATCCAGACTGCGCTGGGTGCGTCGGACGGCGTGGGCACCGGCACCATCGCCAACCTCACGGACAGCATCACCGGCGGCATCAGCGGAAATATCCTCACCGTCGCCACGCCTCCCACCTCGGTCTATATCGCCCCAGGCACCGGGATCTCAGGCAGCGGCGTCACGGCGGGCAGCGCCGTCCAGAAACAGCTCACCGGCACCCCCGGCGGCGTCGGCACCTATCAACTTTCTGCCACGTCCACCCTGGCCCCCGGCAGCACCATCACCCTGACGAACGGGCTGATGACCATCACCGCCGTCACCTCGGGCACCTTCGCGGTGGGGCAGAACATCAGCGGCACTGACGTTGCTGCCGGCACCGTGGTTGTGGCGCTCGGCAACGGCACTGGCGGCACGGGCACCTATCAGGTGACCCCCGGCCAGATCATCAGCAGCGAACAGCTGACCGCTGGCGCGGCCACCGTCACGTTCGACAGCGTGTTGCAGGCGTTCGTGATTACCTCGGGCTCCAGCGGCGCGGTGAGCACGATCGGCTTTGCCACGGGCTCGCTCGCGGCGCCGCTGCTGCTGGGCGCGACCAACGGGGGCGTGGTTTCCAAGGGCGCGGACCCTCAGACCCCGAATTCAGCGATGACCTGGATCAACGGCGTGGACCAGAATTGGGGCGCGTTCATGACCCTGTTCGCGCCCACCGTCACGGACCAGCTGGGTTTCGCGGCGTGGAACAACGCCCAGCTGGACAGCGATGTCTATGTGCTCAAGGACACCAGCGCGGCGCCCACCGTGGCCGGCGATACTTCGTCCGTGGGCTATCAGATCAAGCAGGCCGGCTATGAAGGCGTGGCGCTGGTGTGGGGCCAGTCCGGTGACCATATCGCGGCGGCCACCCTGTCCTATTTCGCTTCGATCGCCTTCCAGCAGCAGGGCGGACGGCAGACGCTGGCCTTTGCGCAGTTCTCCGGCCTCACCCCCGCCGTCACGGATGGCACCACCGCCGCCAACCTCCAGGCGAATGGCTACAGCTATTACGGGGCATATGGCTTCAAGGGTGAGCCCAACCCGGACAACATCATTTATCCGGGGTCCATCACCGGGCAATTCCTGTGGGCGGACAGCTACGCGAACCAGCAGTGGATGAACTCCAATTTCCTGCTGGCCGGCTGGCAGCTGCTCAAGGCTGTGCGGTTCATCCCGTACAACCCCAAGGGCTATTCGCTGATCGACAGCGCGTATATGGACCCCATCACCCAGGCCCTCAACTTCGGTGCCATCCAGCAGAATGTCACGCTGTCGCCAGCGGAGGCGGCGGAGGTGGATCAGCAGGCCGGCATCACCATTTCGCCCACCCTCCAGACACGCGGGTGGTATCTCCAAATCCTGGACCCGCCGGCAGCGGTGCGCGCGAAGCGCGGCACCCCGCCGATGAAGTTCTGGTATATGGACGGGGAGTCCGTCCAAAGCCTGTCCCTTTCCTCGATCGCGATCCAGTAACCGGAGGCGCTTAAATGGCAACCCGCACACTCACGGCGGCCAACGTGGCAATCACCTTCACGGTGCCCGGCCTGTTCGATACGCCGTTCTCTCTCCAAGGCTTCGCCACGGATGACATTTTTGACACCGATGACGTTGAGAATTCGGAGCTGAAAATGGGCATTGACGGCGTGCTGTCGGCGGGCTGGGTGCCCAAGGAAGTGGTCCAGAAGTTCACCATGCAGGCGAACAGCCCCACCCTGGACCGCATCAACCAGTGGTTTGAGGCGGAGCGCACGGGACAGGAAAAGCTGCCCTGTTCGGGCTCCGCGACCATCCCAGGCATCAAGAAGAAATTCGCGATGACCAACGGCTATCTCACCAAAATGAAGCCGATGCCGGGGGCCAAAAAGACCCTGGAGCCGGTGCCGTTCACCATCACCTGGGAAAGCGTGTCGGCGGCCAGCTCATGAGGAAAACCAGGGAAATCACCATCACGAACAAGGACAGCCGGTACTTCGGCAAGTCCTTTCTCATCACGGAAATGCCGGCGCTCCAGGCGGAGCGGTGGGCGCGTCACGGGCTCGCCGCATTCGTCCGCGGCGCCGACATGCCGGATGACCTGGAGAACGCGGGCATGGCGGCCTGGGCCTCGCTCGCCATCCGCGCCATCGGCAACATGCCGGAGGAAGCGGCGGACCGGATGTGGGACCAGCTGCTGGCGTGCGTCAAGATCAAGGTGGACGCCATGCCCGCCGGTCGGCCCCTCATCCTGGACCAGGAAGATGGGAACGATATCGAGGAACCCACCACCATCGCCAAGCTGCGCATGGAGGCGTTCGATTTACACACGGGTTTTTTGACCACCGCCGCCCCCTACCTTGGGCAGATCATGGACAACATCAAGCGGATGGCGGCCGCGAATATGTCGGGTTCCCCAACATCCCCTTCCCCATCGGGATCGTCGTCGGCAGCAGACTAGCCACCCTAGTCGAGCTTGACACGGTGCTGGGGGTTGAGGACTTGTACGACCTCCTAGAAGTGATCGCGGTGGACGCGGAGAACAGGCGAATCGCCAGTGTCAAGCACGATACTTGATACCTTTGTCACCCTTTTCATCCTGGACCCCGCCGGGTTTTCCAAAGGGCGGAAACAGGTTGAGGATGACAGCGCCAAGCTGAAATCCGGCGCGGCCTCCACCGCGAAGGAACTGGAGGCCCGTGGTAAGCAGGCCGGGCGGTTTTTCTCTGAGGTACGCAACCAGGTTATAGGGCTGTTCGCAGCCATCACCGGCGGCAAGGCGCTGGAGCAGTTCATTGCCGACACGGTGGCGACGGACGCGGCCACCGGACGCCTCGCTCATAACCTCGATATGACCACCGAGGAATTGTCAGCGTGGCAGGGCATGGCGGAGCGGGCCGGCGGCAGCGCGCAGGGCATCGCCGGCAGCTTTCAGAACCTCACCAGCGAATTCCAGAAATTCCAGCTCACCGGGGAATCGTCGGTCATTCCGTATTTCCGCGCCCTGGGCGTGCAGATATCGGACGCGGAGGGGCGCGCGCGGCCACTGTCGGACATCCTGCTGGATTTGGCCGATCGCTTCCACAACATGGACCCCCGCCGCGCCCAGGCCATGGGTGCCGGCCTCGGGCTGGACCAAGGCACCATCAACGTCCTGATGCAGGGCCGCGCGGCGGTCCAGGCCATGCTGGCGGAGCAGCGGCGCATAGGCGTCATCACGGGCGAGGATGCCACCAGGGCGCAGCAGCTCACCAGCGCGTGGCGCGGCATGGTCCAGGCGTCGGCGGCGGTGGGCCGCACGCTGCTCACAGAGCTGCTGCCGGCCATCACCTGGGTGGCGAATCGCCTGACCGTCTTTGCTGAGTGGGCGAGATCCCATCTGCCCATGGTGCGGGCCTTTTTCATCGGCTTGGCCGCTGCCGCGATCGGCTTCGCCGTGGCGCTGCTCGCCCCGCTGGCGGAGCTGCTGCTGGTCAGCGCCGGCATCGGCGCCGTGGTGGCCGCCATCGCCATCCTCTATGACGACTGGAAAACCTGGACCGAAGGCGGAAAGGCAGCGTTCGGGGGGTTCTGGCAGTTCGTTGAGGACAAGTGGAATTCGCTGCTGCCGATGGTCCGGCCCATATGGGCGGAGCTCAAAACGATCGCCGCGGACTGGTTTGCCGCCGTGCGCGATTACCTCAAGTTCGTTTACACCCTCTTTTTCGGCACCTCGGACCAAATCCGCGCGGCCTGGAAAACCCTTTTTGGTGACCTCAAACGGCTGTTCGGGGATTTCATCGATTTCATCGCGCAGCTCGGGCCTATGGTGCTCAAGGCGATGAAGTCGGCATTTGAGGAGGCGCTTTCGTGGGTGGAGCACCGCCTAGGCGCAATCTGGAATGCCATAAGCGGCACGCACAACGCCCCCGAGGACAGCAGCGCCAACGCCGATGACCAGGACGATTTTGCCCACCGGCTCTATCACGGCCTGGAGAACGTGGATTTGAGCAAGCTGGGTGCCGATCAGCCCACCTCTACGCTGGACCAGTCGGCGGCGGCCTCACTATTCGCTGGCCTGGAAAATCAGTACCAGCTGCCCAAGGGCCTGCTGGACACCGATTGGGCGGAGGAAAGCGGACGCGGCAAGGCCATGCTGTCGAGTGCCGGCGCGGAGGGGCATTTCCAGTTCATGCCGGACACCGCCAAGCAGTACGGCGTGAGCAACCCCTATGACCTGGAGCAGTCCGCCACCGGCGCGGCGAAAATGTTCCACGACATGCTCCAGAAGTACAACGGGGACCTCCGCAAGGCCCTGGCCGCGTTCGATTGGGGGCCGGGGAACGTGGATAAGGATATCGCCAAATGGGGTGACCAGTGGGACCAGCACCTCCCCACCGAGGCCGCCAACTATATCCGCAAAATCACTGGCGCGATGTCCGCTCGATCCGGGACCGCGATGTCCGGCGCCCCGGCCGGCAGCAGCTCCACCGTGAATGCGAGGGTGGAAAAGGTGGAAGTCCACACCCAGGCGACGGACGCCAAAGGCATTGCCCGCGACATCGGGCCGGCCCTAGAAGATTACACCTTTGCCACTACTGCCAACGGCGGGGTATTCTAAAAGGCCATTTCCCGCGCCCTGGAGGGGGTCTACAGCGTGTCTGACTTCGTGGTGACCCCTACCTATCCCGATGTTCCACAGGCCCCTGGCGTGCCTCCGCTGCTGCGCCCGCCGGGGTTTCTAAGCGCCGGGGTATCTCTAGACATCGGTGGGCTCACTCTCAGCGCCGGCCTGTCGTTCGGCCCGCAGTGGGGAATTTTCGACCAATCGGGCCTGCTGCTGCTGCTGCCGGACAATATCGTGGGGTTCAATTTCCGCGTGGAGGCCCTGCTGTCGGACTACCAGCAGGAACAGGGCGCGTTCGCCACCTACAACAAGGTCCAGACGCCATTTGAAAGCGGCGTCCGCATGTCGATCGGCGGCCCCACCTTCGTGCGGTCGATCTTCGTACAGACCCTCATGCAGCTCCAGAAATCGCTGGAGCTGGTCACCGTCCTGTCCCCGGAATACAGCTGGCCCAGCGCCAACATCATCGGCTTTGACGAGAACGAACGGACGGCGGAAAGCGGGGCCACGCTGCTCACCGTCAACGTGAAGCTGCGCGAGGTGCGGAACCAGGGCACATCACAGTTCACCAGCACCGCCGCACCCAGCGGGGCCAACACCACCACCACCGGGCAAGTCCAGGCACAGGATTCGCCCTATGATCTTACGGGGGCGCAGCTCGGCTGATGCAAATTATCCCGCTCACCGCCGTGCCCTCGCAGCTGGTCAACGTGCTGCTGGCCGGGCAGAACTGCCAAATCAAGGTCTATCAGAAATCCACCGGCATGTTCGTGGACCTCTATGTGGACAACGCGCTCATCATCGGCGGCGTGATCGCGGAGAACCTTAACCGCATCGTCCGGGATGCCTACCTGGGTTTTGTCGGGGACCTCGTTTTCTACGATACCCAATCGACAGTCCAGGCGGATGGAACGCTGGGCGGCGCGGACCCCAGCTATACGGGCCTGGGCGCCCAATTTCAGCTGCTCTATGTCACGGCGGCGGAACTGCCGTGAGCGACAGTTTCACCGAAAAGCTGATGTCCGTCACCTTCACCCTGGGCACGGGCTCATTCGGCACCTCGGGCAGCAACCAGAACACGGTCAGCAACCTGCGCATGTCGGCGGCGATCGTCAAAGCCGGCGGCGCGAGCATGGGCACCACACAGCTCCGCGTCTATGGCATGGACCTGAGCACCATGAACCAGCTGTCCACGCTGGGGAAAATCCCGCTCACGCTGCGAAACAACACCGTGGCGATATCCGCGGGTGACACTGAGGCGGGCCTGGGCCTTGTCTTTGAGGGGACGATTGCCGATGCCTGGGTGGACCTCCAGGCGGCGCCGGAGGCGAAATTCCATGTGACGGCCATGGCCGGCCTCATCCAGGCGGTCAAGTCCGTACCGCCGGCCAGCTACCAGGGCAGCGCCGATGCCGCCACCGTCATGTCCAGCCTCGCGGCACAGATGGGGCTCACCTTTGAGAACAACGGGGTGAGCGTCCAGCTGCTCAACCCGTATTTCCCCGGCTCTGCTCGGGACCAGGCGATGGCCTGCGCGCGTGCCGGCGGCTTCAATTGGATCATCGATAACGGCAAGCTGGCAATCTGGCCGCGCAACGGCTCGCGCGGGGGCGCCGTGCCCCTGATATCGGCGGCCACTGGAATGATCGGCTATCCGCAATTCACCAGCACCGGGGTGGCACTGAAAACGATCTATAATTCATCGATCGGCTACGGGGCCTCTATCCAGGTGCAAAGCCAAATTCCCAACGCAAACGGCAAATGGACGGTTTACAAGATGGCCCACGATCTGGAATGCCAGATGCCGAACGGAAAATGGGAAACCAGCCTGGAGGCCGCGCCCGTTGGATACGCCCCCGTCAAGTAGTCCGCCCTCCGGGGATCTCGGTTACACCGGCAGTCAGCAGCTCGCCAGCGGTGCCGGCCGCTTCAACGCCCATGATTTTCAAATCATGCGTTGGCTGCAAAAAACCTGGGTGAGCACGCTTGTCCAGGTGGTGGCGGTCACCCCCTATTCCGATGATGGGACCACCGGCGGAACGGTCGATCTCCAGCCGCTGGTGAACCAGGTGGACGGCAACGGCAACGCGGTGCCCCACGGCGTGCTCTATGGCGTCCAGTATTGGCGTCTCCAGGGCGGCGCGAATGCCGTCATTGTGGACCCGGTGGCGATGGACATAGGGTTGGCGATATTCGCCGATCGGGACATTTCCCGCGTCAAGGCCACCCGCAAGCAAGGAAACCCCGGATCGAGCAGATTTCATGACCCGGCGGATGGGGTGTACCTGGGCGGCCTGCTCAACGGTCAGGCCACCCAATTCATCCGCATGGCGCAGGAAGGGATTCGGCTCAAGTCCCCGGTCAAAATCTTCCTGGATGCGCCGGCCACCGAAGTTACCGGGGACCTGATCGTGGACGGAAAGCTCACCTCCACCGGTGATTCCTCTTTGGCCGGCGGCGCGAAAGCTGTGGTATTGGATGGTGACCCGGTGAGCGGCGGCGTGGTCCACGCTACGTCCACCAAAACGAAGGCGACGTAATGGCCCGGACCCTGCTGCTCGATACCCAATTATGGGACCTGGTAAAAGACGCCTCCGGCCACATCGCGGTGGCCTCGGAACCCTATTCGCTCGCGCAGATGGCCGCGTGCAAGATCAAGCAGTTTCGCGGGGAATACTGGTATGACATCACCCAGGGCGTCCCCTATTTCCAGAAAATCCTGGGAAAGAATGCGTCTCTCAACGCCATCAAGCTCCAGCTCCAGCGGGCCGCCGAAACGGTCCAGGGCGTGGCCTCGGCAACCGTCATCATTTCCGCGCTGGACCAGCGGCAGCTCACCGGGCAGGTGCAGGTGACGGCCACGGACGGCACCACCACAACCGCGAGTTTCTAAGATGGCAGGCACGTCCGTACCGTCCCCCACCTTCGGCCCCAACGGCTTCATTGCCCCCGATGAAAGCGTGATCCTGGCCGGCGTTGAAAGCGATATCCAAGGCGCATTCGGCGGCGGCCTCGATATGTCGGACGGCTCACCGGAGCAGCAGCTGGCAACCACGCAAACCGCCATCATCGGGGATAAAAACGATCAGTTCGTTTCGCTCACCCAGCAGATGGACCCGGCCTATTCCTTCGGGCGTTTCCAGGATGGCATTGGCCGCATCTATTTCATGGACCGGCTACCGGCCCAGCCCACGCTGGTCCCCGGCTGTGTGTGCATCGGCGCCCAGGGCACCGTCATCCCGGCGGGCTCGCTGGCGATCGCTGATGACACCAACCTCTATCAGGCGGTTGGCGGCGGCACGATCGACGTTACCGGCCAACTCGTGCTGGATTTCGTATGCCTCAACACCGGCCCGATTTCATGCCCTGCCGGCGCGCTCACGACCATCTATCGCGGCATCCCTGGGTGGGACCGCATCAGCAATCCGAATGACGGGGTGCTGGGCCGCAATGTCGAGAACCGCCAGCAGTACGAAAAGCGCCGGCAGGCATCGGTGGCTAAGAACGCCCTCCAGGTGCTCCAGGCCATCCGCGGCAACGTCCTGGACGTGGCCGGCGTGCTGGATTGCTACGCCACCGAAAACGATACCGGCTCGCCCGTCACGGTCGGGGGCCGCACGATCGCGGCGAACAGCGTCTATGTGTGCGTCTCGGGTGGGGACCCGCTCGCGGTCGCCACGGCCATCTGGCAGAAAAAAGGACCAGGCTGCGCGTACACCGGCAACGTCACGGAAACGGTTTTCGATACCAGCGGCTACACCACCCCGCCGTCCTATACCGTGAAGTTCGATGAGGCCACCCCGCTGCCCATCCTCTTCCTGCTGACCGTCCCCAACACCACCCAGGTGCCCAGCAACGCGCTCCAGCTGCTCCAGGGCGCGCTCACGGCGGCATTCTCCGGCGATGACGGGGGTGTGATCCCGCAGATTGGTTCCACGGTTTTCGCCTCGCGCTTCTATGCGAGCATCGCCCTGCTGGGGCCATGGGCGCAGATTATTAGCCTCAAGATCGGCAGCAGCAACACGCCTGGGGCCACGTTCACGGCGTCATCATCGGGCACGCTGCTCACCGTGTCGGCGGTCGCGTCGGGCACGCTGGCGGTGGGCCAGACACTCAGCGGCACGGGGATCCCCGATGGTATCCAGATTTCAAGCCTGGGCTCGGGCAGCGGCGGCACTGGCACCTATAATCTCAGCGCCCCGCTGACCCTATCCTCCACCGCCGGCCTCAAGGCGTCGGCGCCGAACCAGGACCAGGTGGTGGTGAACATCAATCAGATTCCCACCTTCAACCCGGCGGACGCGGCCATTAACTTGGTGTGATCGATGGAAAATTATCTGGACACCATCGAAAGCCAATTCTCCAACAGCCCAACCCTCGGGCAGCTGCTGGAGAACTTCAACACGTACATCGATCCCGCCGCCGATATTGACCAGTTCTATGACCTCATGTGGAACGTGGACACGGCGGTGGGCTATGGCCTGGACGTGTGGGGCCGCATCGTCGGGGTGCAGCGCGTTCTCCAGGTGAGCAACACCGATTATTTCGGCTTTTCCCAGGCGCTGCCGGGCTCGCAACCGTACAACCAAGCGCCGTTCTATAATGGGCAGCAGCTCACCAGTAATTTCGCCCTCACGGACGATGCTTTCCGCATCCTCATCTATGCCAAGGCCATGGCGAATATCTGTGACGGCTCTATCCCGGCCATCAATCAAATTCTGCTCACGCTTTTTGCTGGGCGCGGTGACTGCTATGTCACCGATGGGCTCAATATGACGATGACGTACACCTTTACCTTTCAACTCACCCCCGTTGAGCAGGCCATTTTGGGCCAGTCGGGGATTTTGCCCAAGCCCACCGGCGTTTCTGCTACGGTGGTGCAACTCTAAAACCGAGGCAGCGCATGACCACCGCAGCATCCATCCCGGCCAAAATCCCCACCCCGTTCGCATCCTCGGGCGGCAAGAACACAATCCCGGCCACTGCCGCGAGCCCCGCCGCGAGCTGGCAAACTGGCTATCCGCCGGCCACGCGCACACCGATCGCCAGCGGCGGGACGCCTCCCGATGGGCTCGATGAGAATGGCGTGCTGTTCGCCATGTCCAGCTGGGACCAGTGGTTTTCCATGGGCGGCCCGATCTTTTGGGACTCGTCATTCTCAACCACGATCGGCGGCTATCCCAAGGGGGCCATGGTCCAGGGCACCACCCCCGGCATTTTCTATGTCAACACCACGGACAACAACACCGCCAACCCCGTGTCTGGTGGCTCAAATTGGGTGACCCTGCAATCCATCATCGGCACCAATCTGGCGATGACGGGCAACCCCACGGCGCCCACCCAGCCGGCGGGGAACAATTCCACCCGCGTGGCAACCACCGCCTATGCGGACGCCTCATCCGCTGCCGCTGGAGCTGCTGCCGTCACCAGCGCCAACGCCTTTACCAGCGCGGCGCTGGCGGCCTATTTGCCGCTATCGGGCGGGGCCATCACCGGCACTGTCACCGCGCCCACCCAGGCGGTGAACAACAACAGCACGCGGCTCGCCACCACCGCCTATGCCGATCGGGCCGCGACCAATGCGCAAAGCGCCGCGATCAGCTCGGCCAACAGCTACACGGACACCCAGCTCTCCAATTATGCGCCGCTGGTGGGCGCGACCTTCACCGGCAGCGTCCGCGGGCTCACCGCGTCCACCGGGGACAACTCCACCCTGTTCGCCACCACGGCGTTCGTGAAAGCCAACCTGGGCAGCTATCTGCCGCTCACCGGCGGCACGCTCACTGGCAACCTGACCATCACGGGCACCGGGGCCAATATCTTCATCCTGGACGCCACCGCCGGCCAGCAGCGCATCATCGAAATCACCACGGCCAATGTGCTGCGGTGGCGCGATACGGTTACCGGGGCGGAAAGTGGCGGCAATTCCGGCGCCGATCGAACCCTAAACGCCTATGCCGATAATGGCGCGCTGCTGGGCTCGGTCTACAGCATCACCCGGTCCACCCAGGTTATGGCGTTCACGCAATCGCCCACCGCGCCCAGCCCCAGCATCACGGACAATTCCACGAACGTCGCCACCACGGCCTATGTCCGGGCCTTCGCGGCGGCCAACTATCTCAATCTGGCCGGCGGCACCCTCACGGGCTCGCTCATCGCCAAGGGCAATCTCACCGTGGGCGACGGCTCGGGCGCTCAGAATATCAATATCGATGGCGGCGCGGGCGCAGCTCGCATCCTCTATTACAAGACCAATGGCTCATTCCGCTGGGCGCGCTTCATCAACTCCACCGCCGAAAGCGGCGGCAATGCCGGTTCGGATGAGGTGAACCAGGCTTACAACGATACGGGCGGTCTTCTCGGCACGGTGTACACCACCAACCGGGCCACCCAGGTCCGCACCTACACGCAAACCCCGAAGTTCCCCACCAAGGGCGTTTCGGACAATTCGACCAATGGGGCCACCACCGCCTATGCCGATCGCGCGGCTGGAAACGCTCTTACCAGCGCCGAAAGCTACGCGGACACGGTGTCCAACACCGCCCTCACCAATGCCAAGGCTTACACGGACAATATCCGCGTCTATGGTGGGGTGAATTCGCTCACCTATAAGGTGCGGAATAATACGCCGTGGAGCCCTGGGGCTACTGTTGCGGGCTCAGTAATCGGTCAATCGGGGACTTGGCGCACCCTCAGCAATGACGGCTATTTCCAGAGCACAAGCACGGATTTCGGCGCCCTTTTCGTAAGGATTGCATGAGATGGTGACCACCGTTTTTTCTTTCTCTGATCCGGTATTTTCGGCGCCGGACGAAAGCACCATTGACGCCACGGTGGTTTTCACCCAGGGCGGCGATAGCCACCCGTTCACAGCGGCAAAGGATGACCCTCTAACGGCGGACGTTTATGCGGCCATGCTGGCGTCCGGTCATGTCGCGCCTTATGCCGCCCCGATCTTGTCCCCGGCCCAGGCCGCAGCTGCACGGCTGGCCGCCGGCCTCGAGGTGACCAGCGAAAGCACCCCAGGCACAAGCGGCACGTTCGGGGTGGGGCCGGAGGATATCAGCAACATCCAGGCGCAAATGATCAGCATCATGGATGGGCAGATTTTCACCAACGGCCAGACCACGCGCGACTGGATCGACCAGGCGGGCAATCCTCACCCCTTCACCATTCCTCAATTTCGGGCCTTCGCGCGGGCTGCGGCGGTATTCGTGGACGGGTGTAAGACGGTGCAGATGCTCAATTCTGGTGACCCGCCGGCAAATCACGCTACAATCCCCTAGTCAACTACGGTTTTAGAGGACACAAACGATGCCGCTTAAACTTGTCCCGGTTGGCGTCCAAGGCGGCGCGACCCTCTATGAAATTTGCGCCTCAGACCCCACCACGGGGCAAACGATCGGCATCGGCTATACGGCCTTGGATATCGATGGCAACCCCATCCATATCGCCTTGGATGCCACCGTGGCCGCTGGCAATACCATCTTGGGCGAACTACTCACCCAGGCACAGGCTGGTGCTACTGCTGCGCTCCAGACTGCCGGTAATCTCGGCATCAGCACCACCAACACCAACCTGGGGGCGCCCTCAGATGCGGCGTGGTCGGGGTCCGGCGCTGGCTCTCTCATCGCCATTGCCAAGGCAATATGGAGCAAACTGTCCGCCGGCATCGCCGTCACGGGGACGTTCTGGCAGGCCACCCAGCCTGTCAGCGCGGTGGCGCTTCCGCTACCCACTGGGGCAGCTCAAGAAAGCGGCGGCAATCTAGCGGCCACGGCAGCGGCGGCCGGCACCACCGCCGATGCTGCATATGGCGGCAGCGGCACCGCAACCGTCGTGGCCGCGCTCAAGGGCATCTATGCCAAGCTGGGTGCGGTGGCCGGGGCGGTCACGCAATCCGGAACATGGCTGTTTTTCCCTGGTAAGGTAACGCCAGTCGCTGGCTCGGCAGCTGCCATCACCACGGGAGGCACCGCCGTCACCTTGGTTACAGGCCCTTGCAACGGGGGATGGATTACCAATCCTCCCAATGCAGCCAGTCAGGGCATCGCCACGGCGGAGAACGTGAACGTGGATATGGTCGGCACGCCTTCCGCAGGCGATTCGAATGGCAACGGCACGGCCACGTTGCTCGCGCCCGGTCAGACCCTAGAAATTCCGCCCCTGGCAACGGGCCAGACAGTAAAGGCCAACGCCTCTACTTCCGGGCATAAACTCACAGTGGTGGTGCTGTAATGAGCCGGTTCGGATTTGCGGGTGGTCCCACCGGGCGCCCGGCCCTCCCGCTTACGGGCGGCACTCTGGTTGCGACCTCCGCAGGCGCGCAGCTGCTGAATTTTAGTGACCCCGGGATCTCGGGCGCTTCCATCACGTCCAGCTTTGCCGGCGGCTCATTCAGCCAAGCTGAGTACATTTTCCAAAACAATATTGCCGGCCAAAATGTGCTGTCAGTCCAGAACAACAGCACGGGCGGCTTTTCGGCATATACGGTTCGCGCCACCGATCGCGCGGCCCACCTAAAGGAACGGCTTGCGATCGGCTACGCCCTGTCGGGCAGCGGATACGTCGCCGCCAATCAGTCGTATGTCGAATTCAGCGGCTATCCTCAGTCGGCCATCGCGTCTTACACCGCCTCGGTGGCCTCGGGCGTCATGACCACCACCGGAACCAGCGGCACGATCAACGTGGGCGACGTCGTATTCGGGTCCACGCTTTCCACCCAGGTTCCCACAATCATCACTAGCCAGACAGGTGGAACTCCCGGTGGGGACGGCACCTATGCGGTTAGCGGCACGGTCAATGCCGGCTCGGCTTCTATGTCGTCGGGAACCGCCGCCGCGTTCAAACTCATCCATACGGGATTTATCCGCGGGGCGAATCTCACCTGGACCCGCATGACGTTCACGGAAGACGGCCATATCTGGTTCAATACGAAATACAATGGCACCAACACCGGCGTAATCACCGCCGCCTTTGAGCCGGTGAATGGCTATTTCGCGCTCAATGGATCGCAGGACGCCGTGGTGCCGCTGGATGTCAACGGCAACGCGCTTTTCGGTAATGGCGGCAACACCAACCGTGCGTCAGGCGCTACCTTCCCCGTCACTATCGATGATACCAGCGGCAACGTGCTGCGCGGCATCAAGGACTTGGTGGTGAAATTCGATGTGCTGATTTCGGGCAGCGGATCGACGCGGCAGGGGTTCATCAAGGACACGGACAACGGTGGCGGCACCGTTCTCGCCTGGTCCCTCAACGGCACCAATACGGTCACTGTCGGCTCAATCTTGAAAGTCGGCTCCAGCGCTGGCCAGCTCACCATCCCCTCACCTCCAACCTCATCGGCTGGGTTGCCCTCGGGCACGATCTACAGCAACAGTGGCGTTGCCACCTTCGTACCGTAACAGGAGAATTTTCCTATGGCCCTGGTTAAGCCTTTCACGTTTGAAAGCGGCGTCGTAGTCCCGGAAGCATACTTCATGATCGACCGGGTTTCCTATGCCAAGCTCGATATGTCTCTCAGTTTCCACCTCATCGGCTGGAAGGATGCCGCTGTGCGTTCGGGCTTCCAGGATGCGCTGGGCGCCTTCGGGGATGCAGTCGGCAAACAGGATGCCGCTACGCTTGCGCTGGATGCGCTCAAGCCCGCTGAAACCGACACGCTGCCGATGATCCGGCAAAAAGAAGAGGCCAGCGTTATCGCCCGGCAGTCCTGGAATGAGGCCGCCGCCATCCTCGCCAATGCCCAGGCACAGGCGCAGAAGATCAAACCGCTGGAATGCGGCAGCTTCGCCTTTCAGCTGCCGCATTCGCAGGTGGAAAGCGTTCTCACCGATGGGCGCCCTGATATCGTCAAGCTCTATGGCTGGGTGAAAACTCAGCCGGGGTGGGAAGACGCCACGGACGCATAAAAATGATCTCCGCCGGCACCATTGAGGCATTCGCTTTCTTTGGCGGATTTGTTCTCGCTAACCAGACCTCGCCGCCCAATTCGCGCCGGCTGCTGCGCGTCGTTTCCCCCGGCTATGCCGGGGTTTTCGCTGCCTATACGGCTGACACGGACGATGTTGCCGGTTTCGACCTTAGCGGGTGGCTCGATAGCCTGGGAAATGACGGCGAATCGCTCGCGTCGGTTTCGTTCGTTTTGGTGCCGATCGGCCCGGCTTCCGATGCGGCGCCGGCCACCCGCATTTTGGGTGGTTATACCATCGTCGGCAAGACGGTGGGGGTTCGCCTGGGTGCTTGGCAACCCTCGATTCCCTATCTTATGTATCGTTTGCAAGCCATCGCCGAAACCAGCCTTTCCAATCAGATTGAGTTTTGGGCTTACGTCCCGGTGAATGCGCCAATAGCGTAAGGATTCCCCAATGTCTGACGGCGGCACACTTGATGAAATCAGCCGGGCGATCGGGCGTTTAGAGGGAACACTAAGCGGCCTGAAAGACCTTGTGGAACAGGGCAATCAATCCCGCGCCCACGATAGCGAGGCGATGTGGAATGAGCTGCGGCTGGTCAAGCACACGGCCAACAATGCCGCCCAGGTAAATCAGAGTGTCGGCACGCTTGTCGCCAATCTTAAAGGCAACGTGGACAAACTCGCGGATATGCCTACCAAAATTGAGGGTTTGGAAAATCAGGTAAAACGCATAGATGGTGTGGATGAGCGGCTGGAGGAAATCAGCCACAAAGTCGATGGTCACGATAATGTCATTAGGAAAGCATCCTGGACCGCTGGAATAATAACGTCTCTGTTCATCCTATTATTCAATGTATTGGGTTGGCTGATTGACCATTTTCAGATCATCAGACACTTGGTCGGGAAGGGGAACAATGCCTGATTTTGAAAGGGCGTTCGCCATCGTATGGCGGCGCGAGAATGGCGGGGACAATATCGCCACCTCGGACAATCCGCATGATCCTGGCGGCTACACGCGCGGCGGCATCGCCATCGCCATGCACCCCGAAATCACCCGCGCCCAGCTGGACGCGATGACGGTTGAGGATTTCTCGGCCTTCTATCGCAAGCACTATTGGGACAACAACAACCTGGGCTCGCTGCGCTGGCCGCTCAATCTGGTGGTTTTTGATGGTGAGGTGAATGAGGGTTCCGAGGGGGCCAAGCCCCTCCAGGCTGTGCTTGCCATCAAGGCGGATGGGATGATTGGGCCGGTGACCCTCGCGGCAGCAGTCCGCCGGGACCCGCTGGACCTCGCCCTCCGCGTGTGCGTCAAACGGGATGACTTCTATAGGGCCAAGCCCAATTACCCGTTATTTGGTACGGGGTGGCTCATCCGCCTATTTCAGAATATGTATGACGCGGGGCCGGCAGATTCGCCGGCATCAACCTCATAGGAAGGGCGTTTAACATGATGAATTGGGCAAAGGTTCTGGCGTTCCTCGCCACGGAAATCCCGGATTTCGAGACCATCGGCGCCGAAATCGAAAACGAATTCCACACCATCGCGCACGGTGAGGGTGGCTTGGGCAAGATCGCCAAGGCGGCCAGCGGTGCGGCTCAGATCGCCCAGGCGGCCAGCAAGGTCGCGGCCAAGGTCGGCGCCGCCATCTAAGCCACGATCGGCATTGAATGACCCGGCCCGCTCGCCTTCCCTTGGTGAGCGGGCCTTTTTCATGAAAGGACCATAGAATGCTGAAATTGGACCATGGGATGCAGGAGGCCGCGCGGCACGGCATTACCCGGTCACCCCGCTGGCATCATGTGGAGCTGGCCCACCTCGCGGCCCAGCCGCATTGCGCGGCGTGCAAGCCCCTCACTGGCGGCCCGGCCATCACGCTCCAGGGCGTCCAGGTGCATCATATCTTTCCGTTCCACTACTGCATTGCGCTGGGCAGGCCGGACCTGGAGCTGGATGACCGCAACCTGGTCACCCTTTGCGAAAGTGAGGAAGGCAAGCCGGCCCCCGATCATCATCTGTTGATCGGCCACCTGGATGATTTCAAGTCCAGCAACCTCGCGGTGGTGCTGGATGCCACGCAAACCTATTACGGCATGTCGGCGGAGGATATCCGTGGGGACCACCGGTGGCTGTCCGCCGTGGCCGCCAAGCTGAAACCGCTGGACAAGATGACGGATGAGGATAAGGCGGCTTTCGTGGCCGCTATGAACGCGCGTTTCCCGCTGCTATAGGTCGGGGCGGGTGGTAAGTCCCGCCCTCCCTGTGAGCCTTGCCGGCGTTGTTCACTCAGCGCCGGCTTTTTTTGCCACCAGATTGCGGCCCAGGCTGCGCTCCAGCTCCACCAGCGGCACGCCGTGCGCCCGCTCGGGATATACCCGGCGCAGCTCGGCACGGCCATAGCCCGGCGGCATGATGGGGTGCTGGATGAACTCGCGGATGCGTGCCTGGGCGGCATCATCGAACGGGGCAAGGAACCTGCATATGCCGCACGTTCTTTCCGCATCGCCCAGGGCGTGCGTGGCAGCGGCATCAAAGATTGGGTGGTGGCAGACAGCACACTCATATTCAGCCGGCATAGAAACCCCTCCTGTGGTGACTAATTAATTACTGGCCCGAGAATTGGCCGCTGATGCGGCGCAGGCAATTCCTGGTACATCGGGCGCCGTTTCATCCTGGGGCCTCTCAGGCGCTCGCCAGCGCGGTTATCTGGCTCCAGTCGTATTCCAGTCCTATCAGCAGCTGTTTCGGCCCTTTCCACACCGTCACGCATCCCGCCGGTAGGTGCCGGCCGCCGGCGGGCTCATCCCGGCTTATGACGATCGCCCGGAAATCTTCCTTGGTCAGGGTGCAGGCGCGGCGCAGGGGCTCTTGCACATAGATTTTCCCCTCCACCCGCCAATCATCCTCAAGAGCTGCTGCCACCCATGCCTTGGCGCGGATGACCAGCATGGCATTGTGGTGGTGGGCATCGCGGAATTGCCGGTCATAATCGCGCCCCTTCCCCGGCCTCACCCGGTTAATCCAGCAGGGGGACGCCATCAGCCTGGAGCCACTGCCGCCGCCGGGAAGGCGTCAACTTCCCGGATCGAGCTGCCAGCCGTGTCGGCGTCGATCGGCATAATGGCAAGCATCTGATAGACCGTTTGGATGTCCTGGGCGGTGGTCCGCCACAAGCCTATGCGCGTGCCCTCGCGGTCGAAAAACTCAATCAAGTATTTTCTCATGCCAGCTGCTCCAGCTCATCGGCGGGGGTTTGCACCCGCACCTGTTCCTGGAAATAGCCCATGCCCTTCACCTTTTCGGTCAGCTCGTGCAGCTGGTCCGTGAACTGCTTTAGGGCCTGGGCGAGATTCCAGATGAACTGATCATCCCGGTAGGTGCGCAGGCGGAACGGCGGCATGGACGGGTGGAAGGAATAGCGGTCCACATAGTCCAACTCCCCCACCAGCATCTGGCCCTGGACCTGGGGGACGTAATCATTTCCGAACCCGTCCACCATGTATTCCAGGTGAGTGTGGGGCGCGGGGCATTTCACCTCCAGGCCAGCGTTGCGCCCGTCTATCAGGCGATCGGGCGAGGCCCCAAGCAACCCGTCATCCGTGGTGATGAACCCCACCGGCACCGTCTTTGCCCCTTCCTCAAATTCGTACATTCGGACGGCATCGGGCTCCAACTCGCGCCCGCGCTCGATCCACTCCAGATTGTCCAGGCTGGTGAGCGTTTGGTTGAGCAGCTTTTCTGTGACAAGTCGGAAGGCATAGCGCCGTGCCTGGGCGGACAGCTTGCCGGTGGGCGTCACGATCTTGTGGAACTCTGACGCGGTGGGGATCCCCAGGCGCAGGGCGTACCACTGCGGCGTCCCCTGCTGGCAATCGTGGATTTTCATTGTGCCGTCCCCCTCGCGTTCTGCTTGATTTTGGCAAGCAGGGCGTTCACCCCCTTTGCCACCTCGGGCATAAGAATGTCCTCCAGCTTCGCCACGCCCATGAAGTCCAGAAAGGCGGCCTCATCCGCCTTCGCGTCGGCCAGCAGCCCCTTTATCCTTTTGAGCTGGGTTTCATCGATATACTGGAGGCCGGCGGTGCTGCTGTTGCCATCGTCATCCTCGCCCTCGGTCACGATGTTGAGCAGCATTTGGGTGACGTAGCGCTTGCCGTAGGAGAACGTGGAGCCCGCCCCCTGTAGGTTGTTCTTGCCGCCGGAGGTATCCAGCGGCAGCGGGATTGATGCCTTTTTGCTGTGGCCGCCAGTGTGCATCAGCACGCCAGTGATGATCAGGCCGCCGCCCTCCGCCGTCCGGGGCTCGCTGTTGAACGCCAGCGAAAACCCGAATTCGCGCAGCAGCGGGCGGATAGCCGCGTCAACATCTTCCCAGGTGGCGAACTTGAAAGACTTCTCCATATTGCCGGATGTCTTATTTTTGTACTCCACCCATTTGTTCTTTTTGATCCGCGGCAAGCGGCCCTCCATTTCATGGAAAGCCGTGTTGAAAAGCTGCTCCGCCTGTCGATCTTCCATCTGGCGTTGCATGTTGAGCAGCGCGTCCAGCTTCGCCACGTCCACGCCGGGGTCCTTCACCAGGACCATGATCGCGCCCAGCATTGAGGTGGGTGACCCGTCTATTGCCGGCATTCCCGCCTGGTCCTCGCGGTGGGCCACCGCATTGCCTGTCCTATCGGTCATTGGTCCGTCTCTCCTGTGTCCGGCTGTTGTTCGGCTGGGGGCGCCGGCACTTCCCCAGGCGATTCGATGCCCCGCGCGTGGCAAGCCATCAAGGCAGCGGCCAATATGGCGCTGTCGGCGTTCACGTTCGGGGCCAAAAGCATCGCGGCGGCCTGCCCAAGCACGCGGCGGAAATCTTCCCAGGGCAGATGCCTCTAGCCGCTTTCCCCCGCGCCCTCGCGCATCACTCCGGCGGCGGTGTGGAACATAGCGGCCACCATCTTTGCCTGGACCTGGGTGGCGGCCCCCAGGCGCTGCTGGGCACCTTCCATGGCCTTCACCACCTCGGTGTCCGTGAGGGGCTGGAAGCGATGGAAATTGGATAGAATTTCCTCGGGGCTCATTTCGGCCTCACAATGGAAACTTCCTGGTCCCGCGCGATCGACTTCCGCACCTTTTTGACTATCCGATAGACGGACGCATGGGTGTGGCCGGCGGCCTCGGCAAGCTCCGCCGTGGCATCCTCGGAATGATGGTCCTCATAATAAACCAGCATGGCGTCATCATTTCCGGCGGCCACGATCGCGCCCGCTACCACCCGCGCAAAGGTATGTTTCATCTTCATTGGTCACCCGTGAATAGATCGTCCTGGCCGCGTTTGCGGTGACGGGTTTTAGAGGCGTTGCGCTGCCGCGACGGGGCATCCATGCGGTTGTGGCAGCGCTCGCACGCGGCCATCAAGTCGTCATCGCCACATTGCTCAATCTCGCGCCCAGGCAGATGGGCGGTGGTCAACACCACGGACTTGGATTTGGTGAACGGATGGGGCGCCCCGTGTCGGGCCGGGCATCGGTCCAGCTCCAGGATGTCCAGGCTGTGGTTGCGCCCCTCCGCTTCGTGGTCCACTCCGCATTCACCACGGCACTCGCAACGCCCCTGGGCGCGGTCAAACCGGATGCGCCGGCTGATCTCGGGCCAGTCCTTGGGATAGCGCTTGCGATTGGCGGCGCTGATCGGCATCAACAAATCCCTGTGATTTATCGTTTCGCCGATATTTATACGCGGCAACCACCGCACGCGGCAATGGTGATTTCATCAGCCTATTGATATTTTTCTCGGCTCATGTCATCCGTTTAGGCCATGGAAACGCTAACCCCCGATCGTTTTAAGGCGATCCGTCGCGCTCGCGGCCTCACCCAGCAGCAGCTGGGCGATGAACTGGAGCTGAAGCAACCCACCATCGCCGGCTTTGAAAGTGGCCGCCAGCCGATCGACAGGCGAACCGCCTATGCCATGCGCGCGATCGAAGCCGGCTTGAAGCTGGATACGCCGGCGGGAAAGCGGCCGGCCGCAGCATGATCGCGGCATTCTGTGTGGGCCTGGGCGTCGGCGCCGTGCTCGCCCTTGGCCTGGTCCGCCTCGCGCGCATCGCCAAGGAAAGCGAGCGGCGGTGGCTGGGCGATAACTTAGGCGCGACTCCCCGCTAACCAGCGCCGGCCCCAGGCGGTCACCACATCGTCCCATCCCAGCTTGGCCCCATTGCCCACGGGGAAGCCTGCCGCACGCATGGCCGCCGCCGGCTGGGCTCCGGGGTGCGCAGCTCGATATTCGCGCACCCATGCCTGGGCGCGGCGTTCGGTTTCGTCATGCAGCGCGAACAGGGCCGCCACCCCTTCGGGAATCACCATCCTCCGGCGGCCTCCAGGTCCATGATGCCCAGCCCGATCAGCCGCACCACGTCCGGGACCACAGCGTTACCGGTGGCTACGGTTCGGTCCATCCAATGGGAAACCCCATCATCCACTCTCGAAAGCGCGGGTTCATCCGGCCAGATTGATTCCCGCTCATGTTGGATAGCACTTCGTTCAGCGGGCGTGAGTTTTTCCCATGCGTCTCCGGGGATGCCTTCCCGGAACGCGAGTCGCGAGCCATAGGGGTCGGCAAGGTGCCGGCGTGTTTGCTCTCGTACCCGCGCAAAACTGTCAAAAGGTCGCCACGGCCCCCCTTGTCCGCATCGCTCGCGCGGGGCGTCGGCAGCGTCTCCAGGTGAGCCCGCTTCAAAGTGGTGGGCAGATTGTGCGCGCTGGTGGTCCGCCGCCCGCTCATGTTCGTGCCCTTGTGGTCCCCTGCCAGCGGCGTCGGCAGCATCGTATTCGCCAGCACGCTCGCCAACTTCTGCCCCCGGCCTGGGCGGAATGTCCGTTCCGGCCCCCCGGTCGATGCCGTGGGCGTCGGCAGCATGGCCGGCAGCTCCGCTGTCATCAGCACCCCAGGCAGGCCCAGGTTGCTCGATCCTGGCCCCTCGCCGCGGACGCGAATTGAGCCCGTCCCCGTCTCGTACAGCTCGCCGCTCGCCGTCGCCACCCGCCGCGCCAGCGCCGCGTCCCCCGCTGTCGGGGTCGGCAGCACCTCGGGCAGGCCCTTGGTTTTCAGCTGGCCCGGCAGACACACGGACCTTTCGGGGTCGAATGACCCGCGTTTTTTGCTGTCGTTTGCGATCGGCGTGAGCAACAATGATGACCCGATCACGTCGGTGAGGGGCGCCGCAGATTGCCGCTGGTACGCAATCCCATTCCGCATCAAACCCGCTCGCGGCCAAGTCTCCAAGAACAACGCCCATCCCGAAATTAAGCAGCTCTGCCACGTTCTCCACGATCGCGTGGCCCGGTCGTACCATGCGAAGGGTACGCATAAGTTCCCGGTAGAGTCCCGAACGCTTGCCGGTAATGCCGGCGCGCTTCCCGGCTTTAGAAACATCCTGGCATGGGAATCCACCCGTGATGACATCGGCAAATCCTTCGGTGAGCTGGAGGGTTGAAACATCATCGTGGCATGGCACTTCGGGCCAATGCCGCGCCAGCACGCGCTGGCAGAACTTATTGGTTTCGCAGAACATCACGGTTTCAAACCCGCCGGCCTTCTCCAGGCCCAGGCTGAAACCGCCGATACCTGCGAAAATATCAGCGGTCCTTAGCTTTTTCATTCGTCGTCAGCTCTACAGAGTGCAAGGGCTGGATCATCCGCCGCAACGCCGTTGGCAATCGCCATGGCCCGATAGCTCGGGTAAAGCGGATAGGGCGAACTAACCAGCCGCATGTCCAGGTGGAACATTTGGGCTATGCGCGCGGCGATATTGTTCGCTGAATTCGCGAGCAGAAACCCCGCGCAGGTTGTCGGTTTGCGAGATCCCGTCATATGGCAGGCGAACATTTCCGTGGCCGCATCATAGGCGGTGGGCGCGGAGATTCGGAATGCCTGGGCTGGGAAAACCCCGGTCGGCAAGTCCATCCGCCACGGGCATTGCGCGCAGGGCACCTTGCAATAATTGGATGGGCCGCCCTCAAACTGGATGACGGCATGCCGGGCCGGCGCGGCGGCGGTTCGTAATCCGTCCGCGCTTCACCATGATGGGCGCCCGGCAGCTCGATCCTCGGCAATGAACAGGCCCAGGATTTGGCACATATCGCCAAAGGCAGCCTTGTCCTTGCGGTTGCGCCGGTAGCGCATGGCCGCGTCAATCACCATAAGACCGCGCCGCTGCCGGCGCTGGAGGAAAGCGATGCGGCACGGGCCGGACCCGTATTCCGCGCGCGAGCTGGCGAGGCATTCCCAGGTGCCCCCGCAGTTCTTGCACACCCGCCGCTCCCACTGCTTGCCGTCCCGCTCAAAGCGGGCCAGCACCTTCGCCCGGATGCTGTAGCGCTCGCCAAAGGCGAAGTCTCGGGAGTCGATCGTTTCGGGCGGCAGGGCGGCCCGCGCGGCATCGCCGCATGGCATCGGTTCGGGTTTCATTGCTTGGTCCTGGCGGCCTCGCGCGCCACCTGGGCGGCGGCGGCAATGGCCTTTTTCTGGTTGGCGCGGCGCTCGCGGCGATTGGCCCCCGGTGGATCACAAGGGACCACATAGGCCGCGCGCTCCGCATCGTTGATCTCCACCACCTGGACGAAATCCTTTCGCCCGTGCAGCTGGATTTTCACCCCCACGCTCAGTTTCATGCTGGGGGCGATGCCCTCGATTTTCAGACGGTCGCTCATCGGAAAATCTCGGTGATGACCCGCCCGTCCATGATGGTCCCCGGCGCGCTGATGCGGTCGCCCACACGGATTTCCCCGCTCACCTGGGAAACGGAAAGGACGTTCGTACCGCGCAGGGCGATGGGGTCCACCACATGGGCGATGTGGCGGGCATAGATGGACACCGCGCGCCAATAGGCGGCCATGATGCCCTTGCGCTGCCGCCACGAAACGTCCGCCTTGCCGCTCGCCTGCTGGGCCAACTCGCGCAGCAGGATGCCCAGGGGCCGGCGGACCTCCAGGGGCAAGTCCTGGATGGCCCGCGCAGCGGGCAGCGCAAGCACGGGGTTCCGCACCTCGCGCCGCGCCGATCGCTCCGCCGCCGTCACTGGTCCACCTCCGCCGGGGCGGCGCTGATCTTGCTCACACCGCTCTCAAAGGGGTGGGAATAGACGTAGCTCCACCCCTCACCGTCGCGGTATTCCCCGAAAACCACCACCGAATATCCGAAGGCGGCGGGGAACCACACCTTGGTGCCCAAGCGATAGGCCGGGGCGTGGCCCGTCCGTTCCCACAGGCGGATGCGGCGGATTTCGGTGATGATCTTTTCCCGGTAGCGGTCCAGATATTCCTTGATCACCGCCTTTTTCTGCACGGTCCAGCTGGGGAAACGATTCTCGAAAAAGTCCACGGGGGGATTGTCGCGGTAATAGTCGCGGACCTCGCGATATTCGCGCAACAGCTTGAACAGATATTCCCGCGTGCCCATGCCTTCCTTGGTCGGCAGGCGGCGGGCATCGCGGTCGCACCGCTGGAGCAGCAGTTTCCGCTCAATAGAGCGGGCCTCGATAGTGTCGGGCATCCAGTTCATTCGCAGCATCGGTTTCCTCCGCCTTAGAGCGCGATCGGGGCGCCGGCCATATCCCAGGCGCGGCCATTGTACGAAATCCGGCCCACCTGCTTGGGACCCTCGAAAACCGGGCCGCCCGTGAACGCCTTTAGGCCGCTGCCGCAGCCGGAGCCCAGGTTGTTCTGGTCAATGAACTCGCGAACCTTGGTGGACGCCTCCGCCCAATCCTTCACGGGAACGTCCTTGGCCTTTTTCCCGTCGATCGACAAACGAACCAGCATCACTTTTCTCCCTGTGTGTATCGGCTCACTGATAATTTTATGCGCCACTAATTAATCACTCGTCAACAGGTTTCCACATTTTAAGGGCATAAAAATTCCCTCTTGTATGTGCCCATAAATTCGCATACCAGATTTAGGGGTAACCACAATGGATAGTGGCAATGTCAGAAATGAAGCCCAGGGGCCGCCCCCGTAAGGACCGCGTGAGAAAGGTGGTGTATCTGGACCCACCGATAGCGGAGGCGATTGACGCCCAGGCGGACGGGGAACGCGGGGCCAGCGATACCATCAACAGCCTGCTCACCGAGGCCCTGCGCCCAACCAGGCGGCAGGCGAAGCGGTGACCGGCTACCATGTCTCCGCTGCTGTCGGCGCCCGCCGGATCGAGCCACCCGATTCGCTGGACTTTTTCCCCACCCCGCTATGGGGCACCCGCGCCCTAAGTCGGTTCATCCTCGCGCCCCGCCGGCCTCGGGCTGCGCTGGCCTATCTTACGGCATGGGACCCCGCGTGCGGGCAGGGGCATATGGTCCGCGCGCTACGCGATGATTTCGGCGTGGTCCACGGTTCCGATATCTTCCCCTATGGCTTTGGGGAGATGGGGGACTTCCTGCAAACCCCGTTGCTTGGTGGCTGGCGGCCTCCAGCTCATCCGGATTGGATCATCACCAATCCGCCCTTCAACCGGGCGATGGATTTCGCGGTTGAGGCCATGGCCCAGGCCCGCAAGGGCGTTGCCCTGCTTTGCCGGCTGCAATGGATGGAAACCCAGCCGCGCGAGAAATTTTTCCGGCAGTATCCCTGTTCGTATATCTGCCCGTTCATCGGTCGGCTCGCCATGGTCAAGGGCCGGGTATCGCGCAAGGCGAAATCCGCCACGGCTTATGCGTGGTTCGTATGGGACTTTGAGGACCCCGGCGCGATCGACAATGAACGGATAATCCGCATCCCCTTCAACGCAAGGCGGCTGCTCGAACGTCCCACGGATTGGGACGAAACCCCCTTACCATTGGCGGCATGAATGAGATTCGCACGGAAGCGGCGATTGGTGGAAGGTTCGGCGGTGGGTGCCGTCGCGGAGCCCGTCCATGTATGCATCACCTGCGGAGCGTGGCAGGTGGACATGATGCAGCGGCCCATCAAGCCGGAGTTTTTCTGTGTCCGTCACCCCGATTGTAACGGCACGGAATATCACAAATTCGACAGCAAGACTGAGGCCCGGCAGTACGCCAACCTCAAGCTGCGCGAATCGCGGGGCCTCATCAAGGACATCCAGCTGCAACCCAAGTTCCCGCTGCACGCCTTCACCCCTGACGGGCGCAAGGTGCTGGTGTGGACCTATTACGCGGATTTCGCTTTCACCGAAATTCCATCTGACCGGCGCGTCATCCAGGATGTCAAAGGCAGTGTGGACACGCGCATTTCCCAGGTGAAGCGCAAGCACGCTGGCATAGAGTACGGCGTGGAAATCGAGGTGGTTTCACCGTGAGCAAGGACCAGGCGCCCAGGCGGCCCGTGCTGCGCTATCACGGCGGGAAATGGATGCTGGCCCCGTGGATCATCCAGCACCTGCCGCCCCACCGCGTCTATGTCGAGCCGTTCGGCGGCGCGGCCTCGGTGCTCATCCGCAAGGGGCGGTCATATGCCGAAGTCTACAACGACTTGGACGCGGATGTGGTCAACCTGTTCCGCGTTCTCAGGGATCCCGTGTCCAGCGCGCAGCTGGTCCAGCGGCTGGAGCTGACGCCGTTCGCCCGCGATGAATTTGAGCAGTCCTACCTGGATTGCGCAGACCCAATCGAAGCGGCGCGGCAGCTCATCGTCCGTTCGTTCATGGGGTTCGGTTCGGACGGGTTCAACCGCGAGGTACGCACCGGGTTCCGCGCCAACGCCAACAAGGCGGGCAGCACCCCGGCCCACGATTGGGTGACCTATCCCGATGCGCTCCGCCTCATCATCGATCGGCTGCGCGGGGTGGTTATCGAGAATCGCAACGCCATCGAAATCATGGCGATGCAGGACGCGGAAAAGACGCTCCACTACGTCGATCCGCCTTACCTGCCGGCCACGCGGTCACAGAAAACCCGTCGATCGGGGATGCGCTACCACGCTTACCGCCATGAAATGACGATGGATGACCACGCCCAGCTGCTGGCGTTCGTGGTCACCCTCAAGGGCATGGTGGTGATATCCGGCTATCCCTCCGCGCTCTATGACGGCGCCCTGGCCGGCTGGCACCGGATCGAGCGGGAAGCGCTCGCGGACGGCGCGCGGCCTCGCACCGAAGTCCTATGGATCAATCCCCGTGCCTGGGCGGCCCTAAGCCGTCCGCGGCAGCAGGAGCTGCTGGGCACATGACCCCGACACCGCCGGCCCAGCCCACCCGGCGGCGCAATCCTCAACCTGGGCCATTGGAGGTGTAAGTGGTCAAAGCAACGCGGCCCACGCGGCAGCGGCTGGGAACCAAGGAATTGTTCCAGCTCATCCGCGATCAGAAGCGGATTATCGATGAGAAGAAACAGGAGCGGCTTGAAGTCGGCTCGGATATCACCCTCGCGCGCGAAACGCTCGCCAACGCCGGCATCCCCAAGGAAGCGGCGGACATGGCGTTTCGCTATGCCACCTGGGATGACGACAAGCGGGCCGGGTTCGATGTGGCCTATGCCATCGTGCGCGAGGCGATCGGCCTGCCCATGGAAGATGAGCTATTTGACGCCCAGGGCCGGCCCAACGTCCACATCCCGGAGCCCGAGGAAAAGAAGCCGGTAGGCCGGCCACCCAAGGACAAGTCCGCCAAGGGCAAGGCCAAGGAACCAGCGCCGGCGCAGCCGGAGCCCGTCCTGCCGGGGACCGGGACAGCTGCGGAGGGTATCGCCGCGACCGTGCTGGAGGATGCTGCCAAAGCCACGGGCCGGCCTACCCTCAACTGATGACGAAAGGCGGCCGGCCGCAGGGCTGGCCGCCTCCACAGGGAAACCAACGTGCCAGCTAGACGCACGCCTAAATATCCAGTCGTCAAAAATCCGTCCACGCGGATGTTTTGGGATGACCTGCGCGGTGAAGAACGCCTAAAACTGGTGTCCCTCGCGGCGCAAGGTCTATGGACCGTCCACATGCTGCCGCTCATGGCCGGCGCGGGCGGCTATCTGGCGTTTGAAGGCGATCCCCTGTCCGTGTCGGACCTCGCGGCCCTGGTGGGCAAGCCACTGGCGGAGGTGCAAGCGGCGTTCGATGAGTTGGATGCCAAGGTGGTTTTCTCGCGCGATCGGCACGGGACGCCCTACAACCGGCGGATGGTCAAGGGCGCGAAAAAGGCCCGGTCCAGCGCGGCCAACGGCAAGGGCGGCGGGCGGCCTCGGCAGGATGTGGAAAAACCTGTGGATAACTCTGAAGGTTCCGCCAGTGTACCGCGCACGTCACGCAAGGGTGCAAAAAGTGCCCAATACGCGGGGGTTTCTAAATCATTGAACGGCCACGATAATTCAGATTTGCAAACCTATTCCGAACCTATCGATAACCTACGGGGCCAGCCACGCGCGCGGACGCTTACCTTACTTACTCAAGATAAGGATTTAATTCATAGAGGGGAGAAGAACCCCGCGAGCGCGAACGGCACCGCCGGCAGGGGCCGCAACAACCAGCTCAACGGCGGCAAGACCATCGCCCGCATCCTGGGCACCCAGCAGTGGCCGGACACACCCGAGAACCGGAAGCGCGCCATGCTCGTGCTCATGGCCCTGCCCCAGGACGAAGCCCATGAGCTGGAAATGTACGGGACCCCGATAGCGCGCGTTACGGAATTAATCGGCAAAGGGATTATTGCAATTGACGGGTAAGTTAAGCATAAGCGGAAAAGCGGAATAACAAACCGCTTCACCGGGGCAATCACGCCCCACATTAGCATCCACATGGGAGATAAGATTTGGCTACCACCATACCTCACCGTCACGTCATCCAGGTGTCAGCGAAGTTCACCATGCCCAGCGGCAAGGACCTCGCCACCATCGCAGCAGCGGCCAAGAAACTCGAGGCCGGCTTTGAGGCGCTGGCCGAAGCGATCGGCATTCCCGTCGATAGCATCGAGCACACCGCCCTCCCCGTTCGGAAGAAAGGCGAGCTGGCACCCCCGCCCGCTGATCCCGAACCCCAGGGGGACAAGCAGGGCGATGAGCCCGATGCCAGCGCCCAGGACGGGAAAAAGAAATAATCCCGTAGCGGCGCGATAAACGACCGTGGAGGGGCATGGGATGCGATGGCGGTACATCGGACGCCCTAACACCCTCACCCCCTCCACGGTTCATCCCTCGCGCAGTGATTAATCGGTGACCGCAGGGCGCCCATACAGGCCCCAATCCACGATGGACGGACAATGACCAGCAAAACACCACTCACCGTTTCCGGCCCCGAGAAAAGCGCGCGGGTTGGATATGCCCCTGCGGAGCTGGACCAGCTGCTGGCCGGTTTCGCCTCCCCGGACATTGAGCTGGTATTCCCGGACCACACATGGGCGGCCCCCACCGCCGGCTCACCGCTGGGGGCGATCGTGTGGCGGCCCGCGCTCTACTCGCGCAATGGGGTGGCCTGGTTCTCTCCGCGTGCCTGGGCAGCGCATTCCCGCAAGGCGGACATATCGGCGCTGAAATCGGCCAAGCACCGGCTGGACCCTGCCGTGCTCGATCCTGCGGCGGTGGAAGTCGCGGAGGTGGTGCGGAAGCTATGCGGCGATGCCGGCGCGGTGGTGGTCAATGTCGCGTGCGGCCACAGCAAGCGGGTGGACTGTTTCGGCAAGATGCTGGCCCAGCGCGTGGCCGGCGGCCTGGGGTGGGACTTCCTCCAGGTCTATGCCGATCGTTTCCTATCGGGCGGCAGTCACCCCAAGCAGGCACTCAACACTCCGGCACTGGAATTCGTGGCGGAGCCGATCTTGGGGCGGTTGCATGTGGTGGTTGATGATGTCGCCACCTCGGGGTGGCATATGGAGGAAGCCGTGGGCGGCCTGCGCGCTCGCGGTGTCAACGCAATGGGGGTTGCATGGATTTCCGGAATATTGGTGCGGTAGCCGTTGTGGGCTCGCGCCAGCGTACAGACAGGGCGTTCATTGAGGCGGTGGTGGACAGCATCCCGCCCGGCGTGCGCGTGGTGTCCGGCGGATGCCGTGGCGTCGATACCTGGGCGATCGAACGGGCCGCAGCTCGGGGCCTCGCCACCACGGTCCATAAGCCCAACCTGGAGGGTGTGAAGTCGCGCGGCATGGCCGCCCGGCGGATGCACGAACGAAACCAGGTTGTGGTGGATGACGTGGACATGGTGATAGCCTTCGTGGCATCCAGTCGCGAGGGTGGAACGGAGGACACAATCCGCCGCGCCATCGCCGCGCAAAAGCCGGTGATACTCAGGTGACAACGGAGAAGGGCGGGCGCCCCTTGGCGGAAATCAATCTCAGGACCCTGGAGGCCGCTGCCGCGATCGGCTGCACGGACGCGGAAATGGCCGCCGTGTGCGGTGTGGCGGAAAGCACCCTCAAGGACCGGCGGGCCAAGGACCCCGATATCCAGGCCGCCGTGGATCGTGGCCGCGCGACGGGCCGCGCCACTCTCCGCCGCGCCCAATGGCACGGGGCCATGAGCGGCAACGCCACCATGCAGATATGGCTGGGCAAGCAGATGCTGGGCCAGAAAGACAAGCTGGAGCTGTCCGGGGACCAGGATGCCCCGATAGCCACGCGGGATGCGGGCGATCCGAAGGAAAATGAGAAGGCTTACAGGGAGATGCTGGGCGATGGATGATGGCCGGTCCTTTCAACAGCATGGCGGAGGCTTTGCAGGCCAGAAAAGAGGCGGCCAAATGACGGCAACACGCATTGCGGCCTGGGCTGCGTTCACCTCGGTTTCGGCCTTCGCGCTATGGGCGCTCTACAAGGTCGGCCCCTTCCTGGTCATGATCGGGGGTGACAATTGGGCACCGTGAGCGAGCTGCGCGCACCCGCCGGCTGGGGCACCGATGAGGATGGATGGATTTACCGTCCGCGGCGTCCAGGTGACAGCATCAACCCGCCGCGCCACGGGTTCATCACCGGCCCGAATGTCTTTTGCAAGTTCGCCAAGGACGCCCAAGCATACGATCGGGCGCGGCCATGATGATGACCCTTTTGCACCACGTCCCCACGGCCATTTCGGTCGCGCGGGATCTCGTCATCATGGCCGCCGCCTATCGGTGGTGGCGCTACCTCGGGCAAATCCGCGTGGTTAGCATGGCGAGCCTTATGGACGGCAGTATCACCGGCTCGATCCGGCCCAAGGGCCAGCAGCGATGAGCGGCGCGCGTCCATCCCGCAAGGTCCGGCTGATGCAGGATGCCGCGCCGGCCATGCTCGCGGCCTTGAAACTCGCCAAGCAGGCGCTGGAGGGGCCGGACCACCAGTTCACCCTCATCACGATCAATCGCGCGATCGACCAGGCGGAGGGGCGCTCATGAGCACCTATTCCCGCTTTGAGGTGCGCTACCGCGTGGGCGAATCCCAGGGCCTCACCTACGTGTGGGGTTGGGCTGATGACCGTAGGAACTCCAGCAGCTCCACAAGGGGTTGGCGGCCAACGCCCAGCTCCAGCATGTGGCGACGATCGACCATCGCCGGGAAGTGCCGGCCGCTCACGAATTCGGGGCGCCGCACATGGCCGGCACCCAGCGGCCTTTCCTGCTGCTGTGACCAGCGAAAGCCTGGGGCGAGTCGCGGGCATCTATCGCGGCAGCAACGGGGAGGCCACCCGCGCCCTCTATGCCGAATTGCAGCAACTCGGGCCGGTCGGCATCATCGGCCTCAACCTGTTCCGCGCGCAGAAGTGCAGCGCCCGCGCGAAAGCTTACCGGGGCAGCGGCTACAAGGCGGACGCCTATGCCCGCAAACAGTGGTCCATGGACAACCTCGCCCAGGCTATGCTGGACCACAGCGCAGCGGTTCCATGGCCCTGGGGCTGGCAGCTCGATCCTGACCAGCCGTTCCACAATCAGGTGCTCTACATCGAAATCCCCACCGGTCAGGTTTCATTCCATACCGATCGGCGCGGCCTCGGGCCGGATTACCCAGGCACATGGGACGGGATGCGCGATGTGGCCGCCGGTCGGATAATCAGCTGGGTGGCGCAGCTGCTGGACGGAAAATATATCGCCTAATCGATAAAATCCCTTGCGGTTCCATATCGGCCCCGTGATAATTCCCGCGTCAATAACGAACCACAGGGAATCGTCACCAATGCCAAAGAAACTTGCCGTCACCTCGGATGAGCTGGCGGACCTCGCATCGCGCGCCGCAGACGTGGGCGATGTCGCCAAGTCCCACACGCTTCGCGTTTCCGGCGCCGCCCTCGGGGACTTTGAACCCCTCTATGCCTCACACGTCGCCCAGGTGCTGGAATGCGCGATGTCGCTGGTGGAGCTGGCGAAGGCCATTGCCCTCCGCATGGCTATGGAACAGGCCCACGGGCGTGGTGAGGCCGGCCAATGACCACGCTTGAAGCGCTCAAGAAGGTGCGAGCGCGGGCGGACTTTCGCCGCGCTGCCGCCGATGCCATCACCTGGGCGGAATTCCAGGAAATGTGCTCAAAGCTGGATGCGCTCATTACGGCCATCCAGGACTGTCCGGTGGATGACACCACGGAACTCGCCAACGTGTGCCTCACATGAGCCCGGCCCAGGAAGATCGGGCGCGGGAAATCATCGTGGAGGTGATTGGCCGGCCCCTCGCCCAGGCGGACGATACCACGGCGTTCAATGCCCCCGAGATTGAGGGGGACTCGCTGGACATCGTGGACCTGGAAATCCGCTTTGAGGAAGCCTTTGAGCTGGAGGACGATGTGCTGGCGTTGTCCGCGAACATGACCGTGGGCGAAATCCTCGCCCGCCTGGACGAAAAGATGGGGGTTTGAATGAGCAGTTTACCGGGCCTCACGCTGGAGGACTTTCTGGCGTGGAATTATGACCTGATCGTGGACGGGGACGGCAGCGCCAACCCCTCGCTGTCGATCGCGGAGGCGCTGGGCACGTCCAGCATCCCGCGCAAGAACATCACCGGGCAGCTGTTCGCCGCGCTGGTTACGCTGTTCGAGCCCCACCGCGAGCTGGTGGAGGAAAGGCTGGGCGAATTCGATGGGGAAACGCAAAGCTGGCGCGACTATGCCGGCGTGTCTTTCGATTTCATTTCTCAGGACACCTATAGGCAGGGCAAGCGGCTGCTCAACAGCCTGCTGGGTATGGTGGATGGTCCGCCGCCGATCGGCAGCATTGAAGCGCGGGTGAACCAGCTGGAGCACGCCCAGGTGGATAACGTCCGCCGCCTGGGCAAGCTGGAGGCGTCCGAAAAGGACATGACCACCGAAATCGTGGGCATTCTGGAAGCCAACACAGCGCTCCACGAAAGCCTGGGAGGACTGGAAGGCGCGGTCGCGGGTGATGAAGCCGACTTAAACGGATTGCGCAGCCGCATTGAGGCGCTGGAAAAGCACAGCCACGAACCGCAGGACATTGAGCCCCGCGTGATCCGCTGCTTGAAGCGCATGGGCATCCTTCGGCCTGCGCGTGATAGGTGGTTCATCAACCCTTCAACCCTCGCCCGCTGGGCGTGTGATGAAATCGACGCGGTGGAGATTGGCGACCATGCGGACCCCGCGCCGGCCACGGTGGTTGTCAGAACCGGCCTGGAAAACTTCTTTACCGCTGGAGGTGCGGAGCTGGATGCCTTGGCCGATCGGCTGGGCGTCAAGCCACCGCGCGCAAAGGGGGAAAGCGATTGGGCATTCCGCAACCGCATCCAGGCCACGCTGCCCCGCTGGCAGCATCAGCATGATACGCGCGTCCGTGGCCGCGAGCCCGGCCAGCCTGTAGAGCAGTTCTATGGCCTGGGCGTGGGGGCGTTCGACCGTCAGGAATCGCTGGCGGATGACTATGGCGTGCCGGCGGCGGAATTCCCGGCTCCTATCCATCGCGATGGCCTCGGGCGGCTGTTCACCATCGAACGGCGCAATGGCGAGGAATACCGCATCCCTGTGCCGGATGAACCGCTGCCCCGGCGCCCCTCTACCCTATCCGCGGCGGAGGCCGGCGCCCTCACGGCATCGCTGGAATACTGGCGGTGGCTGGACAAGCTGATGGAACCCCGCAACCTCACGAACCCGCCGCCCGAGGTGGTGGCCTTCCTGGAGGCGATGGAGTTGCTGGTCCGCTCGCGGGCGCTGGAGGATGTCAGGCCGGGGAACTGCACATGAGCCCCGTGCGCTCACTCGGCGGGAGGGGTATCGTGCCCCTCCCCGCAACCGGAGAAAACGCTATGACCACGGAAAAGACAGAACGCGCCGAACGCCTCGCCCGCATCGGCCAGCACGTCGCCAACGGCTGGGATATCGAGCCGGCGGACACGGCATGGATGCACGCGGAAATCACCCGCCTGGATGGCGAGCTGGAGGCCGCGCAGCAGCCGGCGGATGAGCCCGGCGCCGATGACAAGCCCGCGTCCCGCCGCAAGTCGAAAGGGTGAACTTGTACCGCGTAGCATTCACGAACCGGGTGGGGAATGAGGTGGACTTAGGGCCATCGTTCAAAGGGTTCCCCACCCGCGAGGCCGCTGCCGATCGGCTGGCGGAGCTCAAGAAGGTGGACAACCCATCCTTTCGCGCCGGCACATTCTCGGTCAAAGGACCGGAGGACGATGAGTGATCATGATTGGCTCTATTTCGGCATCGCCGTGTCCATCATCGCGTTCGCGGTGCTATGGGTGCGGCAGCAGCTCCGCCGTCCGAAACCCCATGCCTGGGAAGTGGTCCACGCCTTCAAGGTGACGGACCACCGTGGCCGGCTGAAAGGCTGGCGAGGCGAGCGGCGATGCACGCGCTGTCCCGCCTATGAAGTCATCACAGAACCCGTGCCCACACAGGAGGACTTAGCCCGATGAATACCCCGGCACCGCTCACGGAAGTTGAGCAGGAAATAATCAATCTCATCAACGATGGCGCGAAATCTGAGCCCGCCATTTGCCTCAGTCTCGGCAACCGCATCATGGTTGTGGAGGCGTCTATCATCCGCAAGCTGAAAGACCTGGGGCTCATCCAGCGGCAGCGCAGCGAAGCCTGCGAAACCCAGGACCAGGCTGATGTCCCGCACGCCCATGTGATGGACGCCACCGTGTGCATCCACGGCAGCGTCAACCTCACCCTGCTGGACGAACGCGGGGATCCCATCGCCATGGCACAGATGCCCTATGCCAATTTCCAGGGCATGGCTATCCAGCTCGCGTGCGATATGGACGGGCATGTCCGCGCCGGCCACCTGCCCCACCCTGGGATGCCCAGGCATTGAAAATCACTACCCAGCGAATCATCACCGCCCGCGTGTCCGGTGAGCTGTTCATGCCTCATGCCGAACGCCTGCGGCGTGCGCTGGCGGCCCGCGTAGGCATCCCGCGCGCATGGGCATGGTTCGCGCCGGGAATCCTCCGGCCATCGCGCGGCTATCGCAAGCACGTCCGGCGCCTCAAGTCTGAGGCCCGGCGGTGAGCCCGCCGCTGTCCCGCGCGCGCCGGCAGCTCACTGGCGTGATCGCGTCCCACCCCACCAGCACCGGCACGATGACGTCCATGTGGGCGCAGCTGCCGGCCGCCCGAATCGCCCAGGATATCGAGGCGATGAAACACGCCATGATCCGCGCCCAGGCAGCGCCGGCCACCGTGGCGATGCCGATCGCCGCCGCCGATGCCATCATTGACCAGCTGGTGGCCGATCCAACCGAACGCTGGCGGCTGAAATTCAATTTCCGCCATGGCACGGGGAAGCTGCCGTGAATGCCCCGCCTATCCCGGATCAAGCGCGCGACCTGTTCGCCCGCGTCAACGGGGATGAGCCCATTGTCTCGGTGAAGTGCCTGGACCGCTGCATGTCGCTCACCCTGCGCAAGCCTGGGGAATCGCGGTTCACCCTGGAAATGCACCCCCAGGAAGCTCGCGAGCTGGCCGCGCGGCTGATCGACGGCGCCCGCACCTTTGAAACCCGCTGATGCCCCGCGCGCTGGCCGCCCAGCCGCAGCTGGACCTCACTGGCGCGACCTGGATTGAGACGCGGGACGGCAACCCCACGGCCCTGTCCATCTTCCGCCAGCACTACAGCCACAAGCCTTATGCCGATGGCCGCGACCCTGGGCTATTTGTCGGGCCGGGCCAGAAAATGGTGCTGCTCACCCCCTGCGCCCGCGCCCTGTTCGTATGGCGGAAATTCATCAGCGGGGACGGCCAGCAAGGGGTGAACTGTGCGGTATTCCGCAACACCGGCGCCGGGCGATCGTCGGACCTCATCCTGGATGCCATGGCTCTCGCCTGGGCACGGTGGCCGGGGGAACGGCTCTACACCTACGTCAACGCCAGCAAGGTCCGCAGCACGAACCCAGGCTATTGTTTCCAGCTGGCCGGCTGGCGAAAATGCGGCATCACCAAGTGGAACAAGCTGGTGATTCTGGAGGCGTTCCCGCCGTGATTGTCTATGCCAGCCGGACGGGCACGCGGCGCAATCTGGCCGCCATGCGCCGCCGCGGATGGCGTCTACTCATCAGCCGGGCCGGGGTGTGGCGTACCGAGGGGTTCCCGTGGGCCGCCGATAATGGGGCCTGGTCCGATTTCCTCGCCCAACGTCCGTTCGATGAGGAAGCCTTTGAGCGGTTTCTGGCGTGGATAGAGGCCCAGCCCACCGCCCCGGATTGGCTTGTGCTGCCGGACATCGTGGCCGCCGGCCTGCCGTCTCTGGCCCTGTCCCTGCGCTACCTCAACCGCTGCCTTGCGGTGGTGCCTATGGTGCTCATCGCGGTACAGGATGGCATGGAAGCGGCGGACCTCGCGCCCTTCGTGGGGCCATCGGTGGGCATCTTCCTGGGTGGATCGACCGAATGGAAGGTGGAGCGGATGCGCTATTGGGGCGATTTCTGCGCGCTCGATCCGGAAACGGGCCAGCCCCGCGCCCAGGCCATCCATTATCACGTTGCTCGCGCCAACACCCGCCGGCGTATCTGGATGGCGGCAGGGGCCGGCGCCTGGTCGATCGACGGCAGCAGCGGTACGCGGTACGCGCAGACAATCCCGCTGATCGACGCTGCCAGCCGGCAAATGGACATGCTTTCGCCAAGGCGTGCCGCCTGATATCCCTCGCACATGGCCGAATTCGACTTCAAGAACCCGGACTATGAGGCGGTCTACGCTGGCCGCCGTCGCCGCCTCGCCTGGTTGCGGTCCAACCCCGAAAAACTGGCCCAGGTGAAAGCCTATTACCGGCTCAACCCGGCGGATTTCATCAACGATTGGGGGATGACGTACAACCCCCTCAACGTGGGCACGGGCATCCCGCCGGTGCTGCCGTTCGTGCTGTTCCCCAAGCAACGGGAATGGGTGCAATTCGTGCTCGATCGGTGGCGGCTGGCCGAAGCCTCGATAACCGAGAAAACCCGCGAGGTGGGGGCCAGCTGGCTTGCCATGGGCCTCGCCTGCACCCTCGCCCTCCACTATGACAGTTTCCGCGCCGGGTTCGGCTCCCGCAAAGAGGAATACGTTGATAAGCCGGCGGAGCCCAAAAGCCTGTTCTGGAAAGGGCGGTTCTTCCTCCGCAACCTGCCCCGCGAGCTGCGCGGCGGCTGGGATGAAAGCCGGCACGCTCCGCAAAAGCGGCTGATCTTCCCGGACACCCATGCGTCCATTTCGGGCGAGGTGGGCGATAACATCGGGCGCGGCGATCGAACCTCAATCTATTTCGTGGATGAGGCCGCGCACCTGGAGCACCCCATGCTGGCGGAGGCCGCGCTGTCCGCCACCACCAATTGCCGCGTGGATTTCTCCAGCGTGAACGGCATGGGCAACCCCTTCGCGCAAAAGCGCTGGAGCGGTCGCGTCAAAGTGTTTTCGTTCGGCTGGCGCGATGACCCCCGCAAGGATGAGGCGTGGTACGCGAAAAAGAAGGCGGAGCTGGACGCGGTGGTCCTGGCCCAGGAAATCGATATGGATTACACCGCGTCCGTGCGCGGCATCGTGATCCCCGGTGCCTGGGTGCGCTCCGCGATCGACGCTCACAAGAAGCTGGGAATCACCATCACCGGGCGCCGATCGGCCAGCCTGGACGTGGCCGATGAGGGGCCGGACCTTAATGCGTTCTGTGGCCGCCACGGCATCCTGCTGGAAAGCCTGGAGGAATGGAGCGGCAGCGGCGGGGATATCTTTGAGACAACCAGGCGGGCGCTCGAGCTGTGCGACGATGGGGAATATGAAACCCTCACCGCCGATGGCGATGGCCTGGGCGCTGGCGTCCGCGGCGATGCCCGCGTGATCAATGACCAGCGGCAGGCGGCCCGGCGCCGGGTTATTGGCGTCACGCTGTTTCGCGGTTCTGCCGGCGTTGAGCGGCCCGAGGCGGAGGACGTGAAGGGCCGCAAAAACAAGGACTATTTCCAGAACCGGAAGGCGCAAGCATGGTGGAAGCTGCGGACCCGCTTTGAGCACACGCATAAGGCGGTGAATGGCGAGCACTATGACCCGGACGAATTGATTTCCATCCCGTCCGAATTGCCGCTACGGGAAAGGCTGCTGGGCGAGCTGTCCCAGCCCACCTATCAGACCAACGGCGTGGGAAAGATCGTGATCAACAAGACGCCCGAGGGAACCAAGTCGCCTAACCTTGCCGACGCGGTTATGATTGAATTCTCCGGGACCAGCGGTAAGCCCATTGCTGTCCCGGCCAGCTTGCGGACCTGGGCGGTAACAGGAGCGGGGCGGCGCTGATGTTCGGACGGCTTTTCAATCGCAATCGCGTTCCCACCGTGGTGCCGGAAGTGGTGCCCCCTCCCCAGCTCCCCATCAAGCTGCCGGCCAACCTCATCGGCTGGGCGCGCGGACAGAAGCGCATCGGCCTGGGCGAGCGCGGGCAATCCCCGTTCGTCATGCCGCCGCTGCCGCCTGGGGTGGCGAACGATGAGGTGAAGCTGGCCCACGATGAGGCCCTAACCCCGGTGTATGAGTGGGCCAATCAGTATGCCTGGGGCGAAGGCCAAGGCTTCATGGGCTATGCGTGGCTGGCGGAGCTGGCACTCCGGCCTGAGTACCGGCGCCCGTCCGAAATCCTGGCAAAGAACATGACGCGGAAGTGGGTGACGGTCAGCGCCACCAGCGAACGCGACAAGTCCCCCAAGGTCCAGCGGATGGTGGAGCTGATTGAGCGTTACAAGCTCAAGGCGAAGTTCACCAAAATGATTGAGCTGGATGGCTGGTTTGGCCGCTCTAATCTGTCGATCGACACGGGGGACAACGGCAACCCTCATGAGCTGACCACGCCCTTGATCATGGACCGGCGGAAGCTCGGCAAGGGCCGGCTCAAGGGGTTCAAGGTGATTGAGCCGTTTTGGACCTACCCGGACCAGTACAATTCTGACAACCCGCTGGCGGAGGATTTCTTTATCCCCCGGACGTGGTGGGTGCAGTCGCGTAGGGTCCACCGATCGCGGTTGCTCACCATGGTTTCCCGCGAGGTGCCGGACATCCTCAAGCCGGCCTATATGTTCGGCGGCCTCTCGCTCACCCAGCTGTCCAAGCCTTACGTGGATAATTGGCTGCGGACGCGGCAATCCGTTTCGGACCTCATCCATTCGTTCGCCACCAACGGGCTCAAAACCCGCATGGATGACCTCACGTCGCCTGGGGCCTCGCAGCTGCTGCGCGAGCGCGTGGAATTCTATAACCAGATGCGCGACAACGGCGGCCTTTTCCTGCTGGACAAGGACACTGAGGAATATTTCACCGTCGCCACCCCGCTGGCATCGCTGGACAAGCTCCAGGCACAATCACAGGAGCACATGGCCGCCGTCACGGGCATTCCCCTGGTGGTGCTGTTCGGCATCACGCCCAGCGGCCTCAACGCCTCCAGCGATGGCGAAATCCGGGCGTTCTATGACTGGATCGCGGCGCAACAGGAGCAGTTCGTCAGCCCCCTGCTGAAAACCTGCATGGACCTCATCCAGCTCAACGAATGGGGGGATATCGATGAGGACATAGGGTTTTCGTGGAACCCGCTGTGGCAGCTGGATGACGCGGGCCGCGCCTCGGTCGAAAAGACCAAGGCAGACACGGACGCCGTGCTCATCGATAAAGGCGTGCTCGATCCGGAGGACAGCCGGCGCCGCATCGCGAACGATGAAAATTCGATGTACCACGGTATCAACCCCGATGACCTGCCGCCCCCGCCGGTGGACCCCAACCTCAACGAAGGTGACCCGGCTGGAGATCCCGCGAAGGGTGAGCACGCCATGGACGCGGCGCTTATGGCCGCCGGCACCATGTTCATCGCCCCCGGCGATATGGTCTTGTTCTTGAAGCGCCGGCCCGATGCCGACAATGGCGGCACCTGGGCGCTGCCGGCCGGGAAAATCGAGGAAGGCGAGGAAGCCGAAGGGGCCGCCGCGCGCGAGGCAATCGAGGAAGTGGGCGTTATGCCGCCGGGCTCGCGCCGGCTGCTGACCCGGCAACTGGGCGGCAACGTCGATTTCAGCACATTCATCCACCCCGTGGATGACCAGTTCATCCCGCAGCTCAACGATGAGCACACGGGATGGGCCTGGGCCAGCGTGGACGCTCCGCCCCAGCCGCTGCACCCCGGCCTTGCGGCGGCGCTGGAGCTGCTGGTCCGGCCCCTGCGGATTGGCTGATGTGGGCGCTTAAACTTCTCGCCTTCGTGGTGATATTCGCCTGGGTGGTGTGGATCATATGCCGCGACCCGTGAGCCCCCGCCGGCAGGCGATGGAACGGCGGCAGCGCATCACCTCGGGGCCGCTGCGGATGCCCAGCGGCAAGGACAAGGTGATTTCATCGGTCCAGCCCAATGCCGCCGTGAAGGAAAAATATCAGGGCAAGATGGAACGGCTGGTGGAGGAAATGCAGCGGTCCCTGGTGTGGCACCTCCGCGCCGGCTACCGGGCCAATGAACCCGCCGTGGCCCAGCTCGCGGAGGACGCGGCGCCGGCCTCCGCCCTCAAGAGGATCATGGACCGGCTCGCGAAGTATTGGCAGCAGCGATTCGATGAGGCCGCGCCGCGGATGGCCGCCTGGTTCGCCACCAACGCCCTGGAGCGGTCGGAAAGTCAGCTGCGCTCGATCCTGCGCGAGGCCGGCTTTTCCGTGCGGTTCGACCCCACCCGCGCCAGCACCGATGTTTTCCAGGCCACGCTGGACGAAAACGTGGGGCTCATTCGGTCGATCGCCAGTGAGCACCTGGGCGATGTGCGCGGCATCGTCATGCGCGGCATCCAGGCCGGACGTGACGCCCAGGTGATTACCGAGGAATTGCAGCACCGCTATGGCATCACCTACCGGCGGGCCGCGAACATCGCGCGGGACCAGAACAACAAGGCCACCGCCGCGATGGCGCGGACCCGCAAGATGGAATTGGGCCTGTTTGAGGCGGATTGGCAGCACTCTCACGGTGGCCGCCAACCCCGGCCCGATCATGTGGCCGCGCACGGGAAAAGGTTCGATATCCGGCAGGGCTGCTTGATCAGCGGCGAATACATCCAGCCGGGCGAGCTGATCAATTGCGGATGCACCGCGAAATCCGTTATTCCTGGGTTCTAGCGCGCGGGCGCCCTTCGCGCGTGATCGCCGGGCCGGTTCCCCTTCTCCCGCCGGCCCGGCGAAAACGCTCTCTTACCGGCGCGGGAATTCGTGATATAGCGATTCCCCATGCCCCGCGACCCCAACACGGTTGAATTCGCTTTTGACAAGTCCGTGCGGACTTATGACGCGGACGGAAAGCTGCACGTTTCGCGCGCCCATGTGACCAAGGCGGCGGTCAATCCTTATCGCGGCAATGAAATCATCGGCTGGCAGGAGCTGGGGCTAGAGCCCAATCGGATTTACCATCTGCTCCGCGATCCTGACGAACTGGCGAAGGGCGCGCAGACGTTCAACCGCTGCCCCGTGCTGGACAAACACGTCCCCTTCAACGTGGAAACCTACGATGAGGCGGATATTGCCGGCTGGCTCGGTTCGGATGCCAGTTGGACCCCCCCTTATGTGGACGCCTCAATCACTTTCGTGAAGCCCAGCGCTATAGCTGGTATCGAGAACGATGTGCAGCGCGAGCTGTCGGCATCCTATCGATATAAATCGGATATGACGCCGGGCACATACAATGGCTTGCGCTATGACGGAATAATGCGCGATATTCGCGCTAATCACGTTGCGCTTGTGGAGGCCGGTCGAGCTGGCCCGGATGTAGTCGTAGAAGACGCGGAAACGGAGTTTCACCAGATGGCAAAATCCCCGGCCCTCACCTCACGCACGGCGCTGATGCTCAACGGCGCCCTTATCTCGCACCTCACGCCGATCGTGGCGGCGGATGCCAAGCTGGACCTGTTCCCGCTGCTCAAGGACATCAACCGCAAGAATTTCCGCGCCCGCAAGCCCAAGCTGGTGGCCGGCCTCCGCGCCCTGGCCGCGCCTCACGTCGCGCAGGATGCGGACCTGGATAGCGTCATCGAGCTGCTGGACAAGCTCGGGCCGCTGGAGAACGGGGACCCGGACCAGGACGATATCACCGCCGACAGTGACGATGTGATGTCGATGGACAACGAAGGGCTCCGCGAATTCCTCAAGGGCAAGCTGTCCGATGAGGACCATGCCAAGGCATGTTCCATGATGGCCCCCAAGGCGGCGGACGGTGAGCCCGAGGATTTGAAGGGCAAGGACAAGGACCCGCCGGCCAAGGACCGCATGGCTAAGGACGGTGGGCCGGAGCCGAAGCCCGGCGAAAAGCCGATGGACAAGCCGGCCATGGACGCGGCGCTCAAGAGGCAGCGCGGTGAGCTGCTGGGCGAATTCCAGGCCATCCGCATCGCGGAGGCCGCCGTCCGTCCGTACATCGGTGATGTGGTGCCGGACCTCGCGCACGACAGCGCGGCCAGCATCTATGCCCTCGCGCTGGAGCAGCTGGGCGTGGATATCGATGGCGTCCACCCCTCCGCGTACCCGGCGCTGCTCAAGGCGCAGCCGGTGCCTGGGGAGAAGCCGGCCACCACGCCCCGCCTCGCGATGGATGCCGCGCTGCGGACCAGGCTGTCCAAGCGCTTCCCCAACGCCACCAAGGTCCGCGCCCTCTAAGGCGCCCACCGTTCACCCCTGTAGGAGCATCCCATGTCAGGCTTTCAAACCCAGGTGAACCCCAATTGGGCGCCGGCAGTCGCGGGCGATTGGGCGAGCACCAACCCGCGTTTCATGGTCATGGCCGGGCCGGGCGGCCTTGTCGCCGGCCCCGGCGGCCTCACTGTCGGGCGCTTCGCCTGGGTGGATGAGCCCACCCGCACGATCGCCAGCAATAAGGCCAGCGTGGGCACGGGCAAGCCGGATGGCATCCTGCATCGCGAGCAGCAGGCCCTCATCACGGTGTATCTCGCCCAGGCCACCCAGGTGGTGCCCCAGGGGTTCATGGTTACCCTGGTCCGCGACGGTGACCTGTGGGTGCTCAACGAAGGCGCAGCCGAGGCCACGCCGGGCATGAAAGCCTATGCCGCTTACGCCAATGGCGCGGCCAGCTTCGCGGCGTCGGGCGCGTCCACCTCGGGCGCTACCAGCTCCGCCGGTTCGATCGCCGCCGGCACGTCCAGTTTCACGGGCGTGATCGCGGACAACATCCTCACGGTCAGCGGCTCAGTCACGGGCACGATCGTGGCGGGCGCGGTCCTGTCGGGCACTGGCGTTGCCAGCGGCACGGAAGTCATTTCGCAGATCGACGGCACGCCCGGCGGCGCCGGTGACTACTATGTGTCGATCGGTGAACAGACCGTGGCGTCCACCACCATCACCGGCGCCCATGGCGTATTCACGGCGGGCGGCACCATCACCGGCACGTTCGGGGTGGGCGATGTCCTGTCCGGTACGGGCGTGACTGCCGGCACTGTCATTACCCAGCTCGGCACCGGGACCGGCGGAGCTGGCACCTACTACGTCAACCCGTCTCAGACCGCATCGTCCACCGCCATCACGGCGGGCACGATCGTGGAGACGGATTGGTACTGCCGGACCTTCGGGCTCCCCGGCGAACTGGTCAAAGTCTCACGTTCAGCCCAGGGGTAATCAGCCATGTTGCGAAATCAAGAACTGGTGGCGTTCGAGCGGTCG